GGTCTCGTTCCATTGAACGACCGGCGGCTGATCGTGATCGATGAGGTAAGCGGGCTTAGCTGCGACGACATCTCCAAGATGTCAGACGTTCGTACGAGCGGCGTGGCGCGCCTGACCAAGATCCAGCAGGAAGTTACGCCTGCCCGTACTCGGCAGCTTTGGCTCAGCAACCCGAGGAACGCGAAGATGAACGACTTCACCTACGGCGTTCAGGCACTACCGCCGCTAATCGGGAACAACGAGGATATTGCCCGCTTCGATCTCGTGATGGCGATGGCGATTGATGACGTAGAGTCCACGAGGATCAACAAGATCCAGGACATCGGCCAGCTACGTTACACGTCGGAGGCCTGTCATACGCTCCTGATGTGGGCCTGGACGCGGAAGACCGACCAGATTGTCTGGACGCCAGGAGCGGAACAGATGATCCTGAAGTCGGCGGTCGAAATGGGAGGTCGCTACATCGAGGATCCGCCGTTGATTCAGGCAGCCGATGTTCGCTTCAAGATTGCGCGGATCTCGGCAGCTCTCGCCGCCCGGACATTCAGCACCGATGCGAACCACGAGAAGGTCATCATCAATGCCAAACACGTTCGGGATGCGGTACGGATGCTTGATCATCTGTACGGAATGGCAGTCTTCGGCTACGCGGAACGTTCTCAGGAGCTGCTATCAATCCGGAGCAGGGCGCAGTCTTTCGAAGGCGACATACGAACCTATCTTCAATCGAACCGCGAGCTAGCCCGCTTCATCAAGAGCAACGGCGGGTTCGTGCGGCAGGACTTGGAAGGTATCCTTAATGTCTCAAGAGAGGAGGCCAACGGGATCATCAACAAACTGTTCAGCGCGGGGATGCTCCGAATGTCTCAGGGCACGATCCGCGTGGAGCCTACGCTACACAAACTTTTGCGGGAGAGAAGCTGGTGATTGGTGCAGAGCAAATCGAACGATCCGAACGGGTGTTGCAGATGATCTACGGCGTCTCCGCGAACGACGCACCGAGGCAGATGCGCAGCCTGGAGATCGACGGAGATGCCTTCGACGTGTTCTTGCAGCATCGAATCAACACGCTAAGGAAACACCACGACCGAGCATGGAAGGCAATGGATCCGAGGATCGAGCCTGCTATCAACACGCTCCTCTTCCATTTCTTCCTGGTCGGAGTGATTTCGGGAAGGGCTGATGCGACAGGAGTTTTTGAGTGATAAGAGTCAACGGGATATGGGTGCACGGGCACACAGGGAGGCCGAAGACTGCTGAACACCGGGCGAATATTTCCAGGGGTCTCTCGGGCATCACAAAAACGCCCCAACATATTGAGAATCACCGGAAATCCCTGATGGCCAGAAATCCAAGTCCCACGAAGTCAGCTAGACATCGTCGTGCAAACAAGAGCAAGCTTCGGACTGGAGTTTGTGAGGAATGCGGCGCAACTCCGTCATCGTTTCGGTACAAGGATGGGAGAATCAAGCCGGGAACAGAATTCGCAAACATCTCAGGGAAGTACCTGGACGACCAAACGACTACAGGGAGCTATGCATTCCTTGTCATCGTAGGTTCGACTCGGAAAAGGGTGGTGACGTTCAATGAAGATCTGCGTCTGGTGGAAGATCGAGAACCTTCTCATGAGCACGCAGCAACTGCTCGACAGCGGCCTCTGGGGATCGAACCGACAACTGAGGCTCTGGATCTGAAAATCGAATGGGTCAGCCAGTAGCGATACTCGGATGCGGGCCTGCGGGCCTGTTCGCGGCCGAAGCTGTCGCTTCGTTGGGACACCAGCCGGTGATCTTCAGCCGCAAGGTGAAGTCAACCATCCCTGGCTCGCAGTATCTGCACAAGCCGATCCCTGATCTCTGCCCTGTCTACCCCGACAATCTTGTACAGTACGTCAGGATGGGAACGGCCGAGGGGTACGCAGAGAAGGTCTATGACGACGCCACGAGGAACACCGGCTGGGATGCCTACAGCACGCTCTATCCGAGTTGGAACGTAATCCGGGCCTACGACAGCGCCTGGAACAAGCATCAGCACAGGATCGAGAGCACCTGGATCAACGCCGACGAATTGCGCGTGATCCAGCAGCTATTCGATCTTGTGATCACGACGTTGCCTGCTCAGGAGATCTGCGAGAATGAAGAGCACAACTTCGAGGGATCTCCGTACTGGATCCAAACCCTGCCGGTTCCTTACGTTGATCGTAACAAGGATCTCGTGATCTACAACGGGATGCCGGCGGATCACTGGTACCGCTGGTCGATCCTCAGCGGCGTCTGTTCGATTGAGACGACGAAGCCGCCGCTTGACTGGCAGGACGATCTCAACGTAAAGCAGGGTACGAAGGCGGGCAGTACAGATTGTGACTGCCATCCGAACGTGGTGCGAGTCGGTCGTTGGGCGCAATGGAAACACGGCGTACTCCTGAACGATGCCTACGACAAAACCCTGATCGAAACAGCTAGGAGGCTACGATGAGTACAAAGCCAGATTTTGTCCTCGACTTCGATGAGGACGCGATCACCCTTCAAGACGCAGCGGCCTACCAAAGGATCGTCCAGAACGCCGTCGATGTGCACATGGATCGCGAGCGGATCCGACACGGTCTCTGGAAGCAATACTCCGCCATGGATCAGATCCGTCAGGCCAAGATCAAGGTCGAGCGGGTCTTCCAGGCACTGGAGTACGCGGAGCGCGAGGGCACCGACCCGCCGGCAATTGACATCCTGGAAGAGATCCCGGACATCATCAACTACGCGATCTTCGCGGCGCGCATCCTGAAGGGGGAGCTATGAGCGCCGAACGCGAACAGGACACATTCGACCGCCTTGATCGCCAGGATCACGAACAATCCAAGGATCTCATCCATTACGGCGACGCAGCGATGTTCGAGGCTACGCCGATGAAGAGGGATGAGGCTAAGTCGCGCGTGACTCCACAGGTCTTCCTTCTCAGTGCGACACCGGATCCGCTCGGCGTCGTCGCTTCGGCCTTCCGGATGTATGCCGGCAAGCCGACCTACGATCTCAGCCACATCACGGATGAAGAGCGCGTGGAGTATTGGGAGGAATCCCTCCGGACGCACCTGAAGGCAGCCTGGGAGTTCATCGATCTCCACTTCTTCATCGAGGGCGTCACCCGCGCCTTCACCCACCAGATGGTGAGGCAGCGTACTGCCGTCTATGCGCAGGAGTCGCTTCGCTTCGCTGTCAAGCGTGGCATCGCCCAGGAAGCAGCGATTCCGCCCACAATCGCGAGTGATGCTGATGCGCTCGTGAAGTTCTTGGAAGGCTTGGAGCAGGCCGAGCAGGCATACGAGACTCTGATCGGTATGGGCGTTCCTGCCGAGGATGCTCGTGGACTTCTGCCTCATTGCGTGACGACGCGACTGAACTACAAGACGAACTTTCGCAACCTCGTCACCGAGATGGGGAAGCGGCTCTGCACCCAGGCGCAGTTCGAATGGCGCTCGGTCGCTATCGGGATTGTCAAGGTGATCCGTAGCCACGTTAGCACCTATTGGCACCCGAGTGATTCCTTGGGCATCCACCCGCGCGACGGCGCTTGGCAGTGGGCGAGAGTTTCTCAGCCTCTGCCGCAAACGTTTACGCCGGTCTGCTACCAGGCCGGGAAGTGCGTCTTCATGGGGAAACTCGACCGGGGTTGTTCAATCCGTCATCGCGTCAATTCTCTCGCGGCAATGGGCGTGCCTCCCGATAAGTGGGACGGCCACGATTGGGAGGATGGCACGTTCTGCATGCCGGACGGAGAAATGCTCGACGGCATTCAGCCCCAGGAATGGCTCGCGAACCCCTGGGCCGGCATCACGACGACTGACGAGGATCGGCCGTCATGAAGCGGATCTACGTCAGCGGACGCATCAAGGACTATCCCGAGTATCTGGTTCACTTTGATCGAGCCTGCGAACTACTCGCTCGGAACGGCTACACCCCGGTCAACCCCTGCGAGGTCGTGATCCTGAAGAAGTCAGGAGAGCCGACCTACGAAGAGTACATGAAGGCAGACATCGGTATGCTGCTCGACTGCGACGCGGCCTACATGCTAGAGGGCTGGGAGCGGAGCGCCGGTGCTCGTTGCGAACATCTCGTCGCCGCGATGTGCGGTCTAGAGATCATGTACGAAGTTGCAGGTGAGCTACCATGATCTACGTCGCTAGCAGCTGGAGGAACCCTCGCTACGAAGGCATCCTCGACTGCCTAGAGCAGTGGGCGTTGCCGTACTACAACTGGCGGGATGAAGAAGGCTTCCACTGGTCGGATGTATTCAATACGATGACCTTCTTTATCAACGGCGAGGAGAAGTCTGTAGCCGACCTGAAGGTCAGTCACTGGACAGACCCCATACCGGGCTGGGTCTTCGCGAATGCTCTCCGGCATAAGCGTGCGCAGGCAGGGTTCCTTCGCGACATGTCGCACCTGGAGGCAGCCGACGCCGTTGTGCTGCTTCTGCCCTGCGGCAAGAACGCGCACCTAGAGGCAGGGTGGGCAGTAGGGCATGGCAAGCCGGTCGCCCTGTACGTGACGGAGCCACTCCAGCCAGAGCTGATGTACGGGATGTTCGATCTCATCACCGAGGACATCAACGACCTGATGCACTTCTGCCACAATGCCCACCTAAATGCAGAGGTCAAGCGAAGGGCTGAACAATACCATGATTAGCACAATTGTCTGGACGCTACCTCGTGTGGCAAAGTCGAAGTACAAAGGGGCGTTCCCGCTCCACTTCGAAGACAACCTGATCAAGCTCTTGGGATATCCACAAGAGGTTCTACAACCATTTGGAGGCATGGCTGACTATGGGAAGATTATGGACCTGCGCGAAGACGTTGGGGCGGACATCGTTGCGGACGCCCATGACTTGCCATTCGAAGACGACTCCTACGACTGCGTCATCCTCGACCCTCCCTACAGCGACGCTCAATCCGAGCTGCTCTATGGCACCCCAAAGCTCAACAAAGGGCAGTACACCACTGAGGCGGTGCGAGTTCTGAGGGAAGGTGGCTGGCTCGTGGTGTACGGCGATAAGGAGCCAGGCCGTCCGCCACGCTGCAACCACACGCTGCGGATCGTGGTCGTACTGCGTCCGCACCATACGGCTAGAATCTGCATGGTCTTCCAGAAGCGAATGCAGGGGATGCCGTTCTACGGCACCGAACCAGGGGAGGTTGGGTACGACAATGGCGCCACCTAGAAAGACAATCGGCAAAGAAGAGCAATTCGAAGCAACTAGCTTCCGGCAGCACATCTCTTCGGACGAGTGCGACCACGACGATCAGCCGAAGTGGATTCGCATATCTCAGAAGACCCGCCGATTGCCTCGCAGGTCGCGGGAGATGACGTTCGTCAGCCTGCACCACCACTCGACCTTCTCCTATCTCGACGCCTACCAGCTACCCGAGGCTCACGTCAGGCGAGCGACCGAGATCGGAATGCGCGGACTGGCGATGACGGAGCATGGAAACATCTCTAGCCACGTCCAGCTAGAGAAGGCTGCCCTCAAGCAGGGCGTCCGGCCAATCTTCGGCGTCGAGTTGTACTGCGGCGAGATCGGGGATGAAGCTAAGCAGCGCAAGAACCACCTCACCGTTCTTTCCTCGACGCAAGAGGGCTATCGAAATCTCCTACAACTTGTTAGCAAAACATATAGCAAAGGATTCCACTACCACCCCACAGCAGATTGGGAGATGCTCAATGAACACAGGGAAGGTAATATCATCCTCTCAGGCTGTCAGGGATCACTCCTCTTCACGAGCCTGGTTGGAGGCAAGCTTGTCCCGCCGGAACAAGCGAGCTACCGCAGAGGCCGAACCGTCGCAAGACAGTTCAAAGAAGCCTTCGGAGATGCTTACTACCTCGAAGTCCAAGCCTTCCCGAACCTCTCTGAGACTCGGCGCGCCAATCCTCTCATCGAGAGACTTGGACGTAATCTTGGCATTCCCGTCGTGGCTACGCTTGATTGCCACTACACAATCCCGACCGAAAAAGAGATCCAGAAGATCCTCCATACTGTTCGATCAGGAAACCTTACGCTAGAGGAGCAAGCACGGTCTTGGGGATACAAGGAGAATTTGTGTCCTCCGATGAACGACTCTGCGCTCCTGCGCAGGCTCGTGGCGACCGGCCTTTCTCGCGAAACAGCACTTCAGGCAATCCTCAACTCGGAGGAGATCTACGAGCGTTGCCAAGTGGATCTTCCCTCTCTCCCGATGGTGCGCTATCCGCTGGAGCCGAAGTACCTGAACATGGAGAATGGTCGGCTTCAGTGCTGGCGAGACTGGATCGAAGAGGGATGGCGATACCGGCGCTGTAGTAGCCTCTCCCCCAGGCTCCAGCGCCGGTACCGCGAACGTCTCAAGCACGAGATGTCGATCATCGAAAGCAAAGACTTCCTCGACTACTTCCTGGTCGTCAGCGATGCGATCCGCTGGGCGAAGAATGAGGGAATTGCCGTCGGCCCCGCCCGTGGTTCGGCAGCCGCTTCGCTCGTTTGTTGGCTGCTACGAATCACCGAGGTCAACCCGATGGACTATCCCGATCTCGTCTTCGAGCGATTCATCGACCTGACCCGTCAGGATCTGCCGGACATTGATCTGGACTTCGACAGCGAGCATCGCGCCGAAGTTCGTGGCTACCTTGCGGGTAAGTACGGCGAGGAGTGCGTCAACAACATCGGAACCTTCACCGGCTACAAGGCCAAGAACAGCCTCGATGACGTAGCTCGCGTCTACCGGATCCCGAAGTGGAAGGTTGAGAAGGTGAAGGATGTCCTGATCGAGCGGTCGTCCGGAGACCTGCGTGCTTCTGCGACCATTGAAGACACGGTGCTTCAGTTCGACGCAGCTAAGAAGATCTTTGAAGAGCACCCCGAGCTAGGGATCGCGATGGATCTGGAAGGCAACTACCGGGGCTTCGGCGTACACGCTGCCGGCCTGGTCGTCTCCACCGGCCCGATCACCGATGTGGCGGCAGTCTACGAGCGCGAGATGGACGGAGAGCGTATTCAGGTCGTTTCGATGGATAAGTACGACGCTGAGAGCAAGGGGCTGCTGAAGCTGGACTTCCTCGGTCTCTCCAACATGACGATGCTGAACCGCTGCCGCAAGGAGATGGGGTGGTCGCTAGACGACCTGTACAACATCGACCAAACAGACAAAAAGACCATAGACGGATTCCACAACAACGACGTAATCGGAATCTTTCAATTCGAGGGCCGTGCGATGCGCTACGTTTGCGGCGCTTTGAAACCAGATTCCTTCCGCGAATGCGTCGATGTGAACGCACTAGCCCGTCCCGGACCCTTGCATAACGGGTCGGTTGGCGAGTACATCGACATCAAGGAAGGGATAAAGCAACCGCGCGAGCGGCACCCGGCCCTCGACAAGATCTGCGGTTCCACGCATTACCAAATTGTCTACCAGGAGCAGATCCTACGCATCCTGGGCGAGATCGGCAACTTCGACTGGACGCATAGGGCCGAGGTTAGAAAGATCATCTCGCGGAAGATCGGCGAGCAAGAGTTCAACCGTCGCTGGCAGCAGTTCTACGATGGGGCGAGATACCTTCATCCCGACATGTCCGAAGATCTGATCAAGGAGATCTGGGGCCAGTGTATCACCGCCGGATCCTACGCCTTCAACTGGGCGCACTCGGTCGCGTACACGAAGATCGGTTGGTACTCGATGTGGTTCAAACAGCACGTCCCGGATCTCTTCTACACAGAGCAGCTACGGATCCGGAACGGTCGCGACGATCGCATCTCGCTGCTCGTTCGGGACGCTGATCGGCACAACATCGAAGTACGCCCGCCGAATCCTCGTAACAGCATTGAGGATTGGAGCCGGAAGCGTGGCCGCGTCTACTCAGGCCTGAAGCAGATCAAGGGCATTGGCCCTTCGCTCGCCAGGGGCATCGTGGACTGGCGCGAGGTTCAGCCTCGTCGCGGAGCCAACATAACCTGGGACAGCCTGATCAACGTGAAGGGCGTCGGACCGAAGAAGTTGGCCGACATCAAAAAGTTCGCGGACAGAGAGGATCCGTTCAACGCGCTCTGGCTCGACCGGGCACTGACGGATGTGAAGCGGAAGATCAAGCTAGGCGCTCTAGGCGACCTGCCGGTACCGACGCATACCTCAGCAAGCCTGCCATACTTCCGCAGCGAAGACATCCCGCTCGTCTGGCTCGGCGTCGTGAACACCCGCAACGTCCGCGATTTGTTCGAGATCAACCTAGCCAGGACAGGCGTGCCTCTCGATCCCGAGAAGGTACGCGATCCCCACCTTCGTGAGTGGTTGGTGATGGTCTGTGACGACGAGGATGACCAGTTAATCGTCCGCTGTGATCGCTGGCACTACCCCAAGATGAAGCAATGGCTCTGGGAGCTAGAGCTGGGACATGACCTCTTGCTAGTCAAGGGCGTAAAGCCCGGTTGGGCCACGAGACAAATAAACATCTCCCAGATGTGGGTCATAGATCCAGATGGATAGGTTTTGGTCAAAGGTGAGAGAGACTCGGGGCTGCTGGCGCTGGACGGCCTGTCACAGCACAGGCTATGCTCGATTCTACTTGCCCGGACACAAAGCTGTACCTGCTATTCGTGTAGCTTACGAGCTACTCGTCGGCCCAATTCCTGACGGCCTAGAACTGGATCATCTGTGCCGAAACAAATGGTGTGTAAATCCTTACCATGCCGAACCCGTGACACACCGAGAGAATGTCAAACGAGCCATGGCGCTCACCAAAAAGAAGGTGTGTCAACGAGGACACGATCTAACCGTTCCTGAAAATGTGTACATTTTCCTAAGTGGAAAACGTAATTGCAAGATATGCAAGCACATGAGTAAGGAACAAAAAGAGGGGGTGATAGTGATCAAAAACTCGGCTCCAGCGGGACCACGTGCAACTCGTGGCGGAGCGTAGTGCACCCGCTGTCCAGTAAGCAAAACAAGGAGAACCCTTCGCATGTGGCGTAAGCTGTCGCTAACCGTGATCCTCCTAGCGATCCTGGGAGGGATCGCGGGACAACCAGCCCAAGCACACTTCCTCTACCACAAGAGGAACCTCAGTCTTGAACAGCGAATTGCATACTTCAAACGGAGCATCACTCACAGCCAGCACGCAGTCATCTGGTACAGGAACGCACAACATGACCTGCGCCAGAGTCTTCGCGCCCCGGCTGCGTACAGCGATGTCAGAGAAGCCATCAGACGAGGCCTGCGATTTCACCAGGCGGCTCTCCGTTGGTACCGAAGCCTCTTGGCGAGGTATCAGGCTCGATGGGATTCGCTGCACCCGCCGCTCCCACCCCACTACTCCTCCTGGCTTTGTATCCACAGCCGTGAAGGTGCGTGGAACGATTCCGGATCACCGTATTGGGGAGGCTTGCAAATGGACATCTCGTTCCAGGCGAGCTACGGGAACGGCCTACTCAGCTCCAAAGGGACTGCCGATCACTGGACGCCGCTTGAACAAATGTGGGCGGCGGAACGGGCCTGGAGATCACGCGGCTTCACTCCATGGCCTAACACGGCACGGGCCTGCGGGCTTCTGTAGGAAGAGATGACTAGATTGGTGCGGATAGAGTATGCAGCTCGAAAAAGCCAGGTCACCCTTTCCCCCTGGCCCTTCCGCACCAAAACTACTTGAAGGGAGCAAAATGGCACTGCCACTCGTAACGAAGTCGGAGATGATCGAGGAACTGGTCGAGCAGCTGGGAAACAGCGACAGCGGCTGGAGCAAGAACGACGTCAAGGAAATGCTCGACGCGCTCGATGAGTACGTCGTGAAGACCGTCGCCGAGGGCTACCGGGTCAAGGTGGCTGGCGTCGTTATCGGCCCTGCTGTCCGGGCTGCCCAGAAGAAGCGGATGGGTCGCAATCCGCAGACCGGCGAGGAGATCCCGATTCCGGCCAAGCCGGCAAGCGCAGTCATCCGTGCGAAGATCGTCAAGCCGCTGAAGGACGCGAAGTTGCCGGCGGTGAAGAAACTCCAGACGATGATGTAGGAGGATCGACGTGGGCGGCTCAGCTTACGGAGGTTCCTGAGCCGCCCTCCTTTCCATGAACAAATCATACAAAGCGCATACTGTCAAGCTACACCGCGAACGAATGGAACAGACCCGCTCGATCCCGCAGCAAAAGTACAACGGAGCAGGCGAGGCAGAGGTTGTACCGGGGTACGAGCTGTCAATTATCCTACGCGAGTGGGTAGTGAGTTGGCTAGCGGACAGGCCGCTCATAGTTGGCGGAGACTTCGAAGGCCCGCATAGTTGGCTGGCGGCGAAGACTAGGATCAATGTCCGTCGCGTAAGCGGTCTTATCAACGGCGAGTACACATGCGTGCCCGTCTCACAGGCAGATTTGGTGTTACAGGCAATTGAGCGAACTGACAAGTTCACTGAATTGCACGTAATACCCAACCCTAATTGGAGTCCCGAACGCTGGCACGAATACATGAGCGAGCGTGGGTGCTCTGAATAGTGAATTCTATATCAAGGCCACTGCATGGCCGGAGAGCACCGGAACAACCGTTAGGCGGCTCGCGGGCCGGTTTCGGCTTGCAGCGAGTTGTCTGGCCACGAGGCGTGTTGTCTCGCAGTCTTTCCGAGCAAGGCCTGGGCTAAGGAGCTAAGGAGGCGAGGGTGAGCCACTACCTACTGGAGTACACAGACTCGGCAACGATCCTTCCCGAGAAAGAGACGATTCGGAACATCGAGAAGATTGAGCGAGACCGCCTGAGGTGGGCGCTCGCTCTCGCGATCCATATTGGCAGCTGGCCGAGGCGACTAGGCAGCGACGCAACGAACGAGGAACTGGCGCTCGACAAGTTGCGTGCGCGCCGGATCGCCCACGTTCTCCTCCAGGCATTGAAGGCCTGGGGCGGAACGGACAAGAGGCTGCCCAAGCAAGACCTGACGCGGGAAGAGGCCGCAACGCTCGACTGGGAGACCTGGCGCAACTTGAACAAGATCTACCTGGAGAAGAGGCGGGCCTACATCGCGGCCTGGGCGCTGAAGGTGCACAAGGAAGATTGGGGCAAGAGCGCACTCGTTAGGATCAACAACGAGTTGCGGCAGCTCGATTATGCACTTCGGGATTGACTAGCCCTCTCGCTTCACCTCATCGGCATGCTCGACCTCATCAGCATGCTGTACGATGTCTACGTTCTCGACCTTCTCTTCAACACGCTCAGTCGCCCGGTAGCCGAGAGCGGTCGCGATGATCGCGTAGCAGGCCACACAGCCGAAGAACATTGAGATGTGGAAGACCGCTGCGACGGTCGGAGGCGTTACGACTGACCAATAGATCCAGGCGGCTATGCCTAGCAGTAGTGCACCGACGCCGACGATGCCCTGAGCGACTGCCCCAAACAGCGTACTCATAGTGAGTTTAGCGCCCTTAGCACGATGCGGCTGTATCTCTGCTGATTCCGGAGCACGCGCCTTTCCGACCAGGACGGGTGCTTCGCATGCAAGATCTCATGGCCAAAAACCACCACCCAGTAGGGATCCTTAGCAACAACTCTTCGACAATGCTGAAGGTAGATCTTCGGCCCATGAGGGTAGAGGATTGTATACGCATCTGACGTCTTCCAGTCGTACCCGAGCGGTGCGTAGCAGTAGACCGAGACATGGATGCCAACAAGCAGCGTGGCCACCAGGGTCAAGATGTAAGACACCTAGTTCTTCAAGCAGGTGAAGAGTGTTACCTGGCCGCCGGGATGGTTGATCACGAGGTCTCCAGCCGAGAATCCGGTTGGGCAAACCAGGCCTCCTGGCGGGCCTGCCGGCCCAGCTGGACCCGCTGGCCCTGTATCGCCCTTCGCTCCGGGTGGGCCTGCTGGCCCTTGCGGGCCTGTGTCGCCCTTCGGCCCAGGGTCTCCTTGATCTCCCTTCGGGCCTGGCGGCCCTGCCGGACCCGTCCCGACATCTATCGTGACGGTTTTCGTTGGTTCGTTTTGACTCGTCGCCGTTAGAGCAGCGGCGGCGAGCGCGCCTGATGCCACAAGCAAAAGTGATCCGAGTACAATCACGATTTTAGTTGCCATACTCCATCTTCCTCCTGTGCAACTCGAATGCTGCCTCTTCTGCTTCCTTCCGAGCGGCCTTCAAACGCTCGCGGCATTCCTCCTCGCTCTTGTCACGCTCTTCACGTCGAGCCCTCCTGCTCCCAAGGATCGTTGTAGTAACCCCGCCGATGGCGGAGATACAGGCAGCGATTCCGAGAAGAGTTGGGTCATTAAGGACTGCTGCGAGCATGGCGACGCATTTGAACGATCCAGGTCACGATGGTCGGGATGAATCCGATCACGACGGCGAGTGCCACGAGGGTATCTGGATCATCGACCCCGAGCGCCTTGACGATAAGCAGGGCGATGGCCGAAGCAGCGGCTGTTGTCTCGGCCGGTCTGCGTGCAGGGAGGCTGGTCACTTGGCTCCCCTGGCGGCCCAGAGCGCCTGCCAAGTGTAACGGCCGCAGATCCCATCCGGCGTCAGGCCGGCACGCTTCTGAAACTCGCGCAACTCGCGCTCCGTGTCCGTTCCGAAGACGCTATCCACCTTGATGTCGTCCCAGGCCCGCTTCTCCTCGTAGTTCAGCAGGCGCTGCATGATCTTCACCTGGTAGCCGGTGTTCCCCTTGCGCAAGGTGTTCATCGCCTTCTTCACGTCGCGCGGGCGCTTCTTGACTCCGTACGCCTTCAGGACTGCGTTCATGTACCGCTCGATGGGGAAGTTTGAGCCGGGATCGGTATGCCCGATTCCGTTGCTGAACGCCTTCGTGACCTCCCAGTGCGTCGTGATGCCGCGCCTCTGCGCGACCAGGGCCGGAGCGCGCAGGAACTTCGGTGGGATCTTGTGGACGTGGCACTTGGTCGCGACGAGCGGAGCCGAGACCTGAAACAGCATCCTGGCGCTGTAGTCATCGAGCCACTGGGCGGTCGTCTGCCTCGCATAGCCGGCATGTTCGAACTGAAGGCCATCATGGTTCGCCCCCGGAGCTGCCCAGGCAACGTCGTGGTCGGCGACGCACTGAACCGTGGAGTTGTTGTCGCAACAGTAGTGCGCGCTCGATCCGCTCGGCCCCTTGCTCTGGTTGTGGAAGTACCGCGCCACATCCTCGGCGGCGGTGAGCTTCTCGGGGTACTCCATGTCGTGGATCACGATCAGGTCTATTGACCGCTTCCGAACTGCCGTGAAGTTTGCTGCTTCGATGAACATTTTGCTCCCTTCCTAGCCTTGCTCTACCCAGATGGATATTTCTCTCCCGCCTACCACCCCCGGCATCGGTTCGTGATGTACGATCTCCCAGCGCAGAGTCCCGACGTTGAGGACATCCAGATTGAGGGTGACCGGCCCTTTCTGCTGAACGGTTCTATGGAGAAGATCGCGGATCAACGAATCAAGTTCCGTCTGTGGCGACAGATTGGTGAAGATCTCTTCTACTTCGCGTTCAGGAGTCCAGATCCTGCGAAGTGTTTCGACCGGGTGCATTAGAGAACTCTCATCAGCTTGTTGACAACGATGGTCGGCTGAACGTTGGGGTGCGCACCATCCCCGCCCGTGTTCTGAATCGTGGGAGCTTGAGAGTCGGTGCCCGGAGCTGTCGTAGTGGTTCCCGGTGATTGAGCATCGGTTCCCGGCGATGCATTGTTGACCGAAACGTCTGCGAGTGCTCCGGTGATTGCCTGCGACCCGTAAACCGTCGAGCCACCAGGCTGAACGGCACCCACTGCTCCAAGCTCGCCGCCCGGATCGCCCGTCCAGTAGGTATGGGACGTTCCGTGGTAGTGCTGGTTTTGCGAGATGCCATGAGAGTGAGCGTTCACCGTGTGCGAGTGAGCATTTACCGTATGCGAGTGAGCATTGACGGTATGGCCATGCGCCGTCTGGGTGTGATTGTGAGCGGGGATCTGAGCCGTTGACAGCGTAACGCCTTCGGTGCCACCGGCGGATCCGAGAGTCGTTCCATTGATTCCAGAGATCGCGACGGTGACGCGACCCGCGACAGTTCCTCCCATGTCGTCCCTGCCGGCAGCGGAGCGACCGCGCATATCCGGCATATTGAAGCTCGTTCCGGCCACGCCGCCATAGGGACGGCTCGCTGCATCGGCCAGAATCTGCATAGCCGGGTAGGCAGCCTGTGTCAGCAACTGCCCGTACGGCAGCAGGGCCCAGGTCGGGAGCTGGTTGTGATGCCAAGGCCAGTCCATCACCGCTCCAACCGGGACGACAGGAACGTCCGAGGCGATCTTGGAGAAGTTCACCGCGTTTGCTTGGATCGCGGCAGTAGGCACCGAGTTCGTTTGCATGTTTCCGGCCGCAACAGAACTTGCTGCTAGCTCCGCATTCCCAACAGCGCCGGCAGCGATCTCGCTGGTTCCGACTGCATCGGGAGCAATTTGCGTCGCCGTGATCGTATCGGTAGCCATCTTGGCGGCCGTTACTGCGCCGTCTGCGATGATTCCTGTCGTGACCGAGAGTGCGATCAACGCTCCGACATCGAACCAGCCGGTGCCGTGATCGTAGAAGAGACGAGGCGGCGTTTGATCCGTTGCTGCGTAGAGCCGCCCGACGATGCCGGGAGTTCCAGGCGAGCTGGTTGGCCTTGCAGCGAGCGTTCCCGAGCCGCCGTGCAAGATGGCACGTTCGATCCCCTGCGTCACGATTGATGTTAGATCACGCGGGACATCCGGAGAATCGGTCAGCTGCGGATATTGAACCGCGAAGCGCGAACTGGTTAGCATCTCACCTACCCTCCTATTGTCCTGTTTTTCAAGCCGTTGTACGTCGCGTAAGTTGAACGGACGACGGTGTAGGTCGCGTACGCTCCCCTGACGAAGGCGTAGTCACCGCCCGTCGTCATGGTATAAGTGTACCGTAGTCCGGCAGGCTTCTGGCTTTCGATGGCAGCGATGATGGCAGGCGAGGCATTCACGCCGCCAGAATCTTTGGGAGTCTCCGAGTTGAACGTTGTGATCAAGAAATGATACGGACTGGTATCACGCTCCTGAATCGCGACATACTTCGATCCGCTGAGGAGCGGAGAGATAGCTGCCTGCATCGAAGCGAGGGTGCCACGTTGCCAGCCGATCCTGGCTGCTATTTGATTCTTCTGATCCGCGACTGAGAGCGCCGGGTTCAGGAAGTGTACGCCGACGAGCTGCCCAAGCCAGGGCAGGGCGTCGTTCGGCACGCGCGTCAGGTCGAGCAGCGCCGACCAGCCATCTTGCTCGTTGTCTCCGGTCGAAGCGAGATCGGAGAGTGGCTGAACCATGCCGCAGAGGGCCTGGATGTAAGTCGCCAGGTCTGTCGTCTGGAAGTTCTTGAACTGCGGGTATATGCGGTCGAAGATTGATGCCATTTACGTCACGGTGGGAGTGATCGTTCCGGCGCTAACGATAGACGCTGGGCCGGGAACAGTTACGTCTGCGGCCGCGAATGTTCCGCCGCTCAATCTCATGGTGAGCGAAGTCCAGTAGTCGATCCCGTCCGCATTGGAGATCTGCTGAGCGACCTCGCTGTAGCGGACGATGTTCTTCTCGACCCATGTCTGGATGCCGCCGGTATCCGAAGTGGCCGGGTCGATCCCCCAAGTGGCTGGATTGAGATATTGCTGAATCGAAGCGACGGCGTTTGCAGCAGCAGTTGCAGCGTCGTAGCCAGCGAACGTCTTCGCTGCGAAGGTGACATCGACGGAGGAGCGAGTAGGATCCATCATCCAGACTACGAAGTTGAGCTCACGATTCGCGTCGAGCAGAGTCTGAATCTGCGTCTTGACGCCGGAAGAGACATTGTTACCGTTTACATCGACGGCGGCGACCGTAACCATCCGCTCATTGTTGTACGTTCCGCCTCCTGCCGGATTGTATCCGTCGATGGTGACGGCACGGTAGACGCCCGGTACTTCCAGGGCCTTGATCGAGAAGTCGGCCGCGAGGATCGGCCGTGTCGAGAGCAGTAGCAAGTGCGTCGCGAGCCGGTCGTTGTACTGAGTCGAGGTCTCAGCATCGAGGCCACCAGAGGTAGCGCCGGTGAGCGTCACAGTGCCGACCCAAACGAGCGTGTCGAGTAGCTTCGCTTGAACTCCAACCCCGCCGAGGCCAGATCCGGCAGCCCCTGCTTGTAGTGCTTCCAGGAGCACAGCTCCAGTCGCCGTCGTAGTGTTTCCGGCCGGAATGATGACGTCCACGACCGTCTGGAACGCTTGCAGGTTTCCGAGCGCGTCTTGGATCGCTACCTGGGTGCCGGCAGGAATCGTGTAGCCAGCATTGTTGATAGCCGTCCAGGTCGAGTTCACGGTTGCTGAGACAGCGTCGATGGCCGGGAAACCGAGCACGCTCTGCCCGAAGTATTGGAAGATCGTGTCCGGAACATCTCTCGCCAGTTCGCGTACATCCGAAATCTCGCTCGCCATAGCCTGAAGGATCCAGGTATCGAGATTCCCGTCGTTCTCCAGCCATTGCGGGGAAAGTCCCTTGATGTAGCTGTACGCGGTGGCCAGGATCTCCTCGGGTGTCGCATCGACTGGGTAAGAGATGTATCCAGGCATCAGTTATTGCCCCTCACAGTCGAGATCTTGATGTTGATGATGTCGAGTAGTGCGTCGCGCTGATCGATGCTCTCGGTCACAACAAGCGAGGCGCGTGGCTCCTGCTCCCCGATCACAGAGGCGATGCGATCTGCCCCAATTGGGATGAGCCGGAAGGTCGGATCCGGGACGCCGAGATCCGGAGCAAGATCGCGCTCGCCAACGTGCGTGCTGACGATCACGAGCACGCAGTTAGCGATGTCCTCTAGCTCGCCCTGCTCAACAACCTTCGCGCCGAGCGAAGCGAGCTTGAACGGAAGGTTGAAGTGCGGAGTCTCAGTCGGCAACCTTCGCCTCCTGTTCCTTCTCCTTCTGCCCCTGGGCCTGAAAGAGAGCTTGCTGCAGCTGAAGCAGTTGCACTTGTTGCCGGCCAATCACGAGATGCGCATCATTCAGCTCGTTCTGGAGCCAGGCGATCCGCTGCTCCGGAGTTGGGGTTGTTCCGTTCGCACTCATGCTCTTGGCCCTGGCGAAATTGGCCCTGGTCCTGGCCCCGGCACTGGTTCCGGAACAACTACCGGCTCGCCGAGCGAGACATCGGGGTTGATTGCTCCAGCAGCGGCGCACTCCTTACAGCAGAAGACGTGTTGCTTCGTCGGCTGTCCGTAGATCTCGCTAGTCACAAAAAACCACCCCGTCCGGTCAGCCGGGTCGAGATCGGTACCTGGACAGTCCGGATTGTCACAGGTGATTTGTACAGTGTTCGCTTGCTCAACGGGCATTAGCCCTCCTTTCCCTCGATGGCCTGTAGTCGTCTGTCGAGTTGCTGAATGGTCGCGACTAGCACAGTCGAAAGCTTGTAAAGATCAACGACATCTGTCTCGCCGCGAGTCACAACCTCGTCAGGCAACTCGTCCGCTAGCAACCCCAAATGGCGGTCGTCGCCTTCCTCGCGCCCGTCCTGTCGATAAGTGTAGATGCCCGCGTTGAGTAGCTTCTCTGTCGAAACTTCGGCGGGCTCAATTTCGCTCTTGGCCTTGCGATCAGACTGCACCGAGAACGCCGCTGCATAGTGCGTCTGAAACGCGCCGCTGTTGTTAACAAGACCGCAGATCCCGGCTCCGTAGCGAAGCAATGCAACGTCGATATTTCCGTAGCCAAGATAGACCCAGCCACCGACGTAGCAATCTCCACCGATCTGGGTGTACAAAGCGGAGTATAGATGGCCGCCCGCCTCGAATGATCCGTCAGTCTTGAGCGTATTCGCCGCTGAGCGATAGAGACTTGTGTCATCGCTGACGCCGAAGTAGACTCGACCGACATTGTTGCGAATGTAGACGTGGCCCGACCCTGACTCCGCAGCAACTAGACTCTGGCCCGCTTTGAACGTAGTGTCGGTCTTCAAGTTCGACGCCGCTACACGGTAAAGATTTGTGTCGCCCGCGCCGCCAAAGTAGATCTTGTAACCAGCACTCGATCTATCGATGTACAGCCCGTCAGTCGCGAGGTAGTTCGCAGCCGCGCGGTAAAGAATCGCATCGAGCGCCGAACCGAAAGTGATTTGAGAGGCGAGTGCACCTCCTGTATGTCCGACCCAAACCTGGTTCGCGGTGCCGGAGTTCGCACGAAGATCATTCCCGGCACGAAGCGCACCGTCGGTCGTAATGACGTTGGCTCCTGTACGGTAAAGATTTGTGTCAGTATCGAGTTGGATCTGTTCGGCCCGAAATGTACCGTAGCCGTTGCCGCTGTTCAGCAGTGCAAGGATGTTTCCATCGACAGGAGCGAGGCGTAGAAGGTTCGCTACAGCACTGCCGATTACGAGAGGCGTACCATTGTTGTTGATGATGAGGTCGCCGTCTGTCTTGAGTACGCTTGCTGCCGAGCGGTAAAGGTTCACATCCTGTGCACTGCCGAAGTAGAGCTTGTTCCCGGCACCAGCCATATCGACGTAGACAGGGCCAGCAATGCCGAACTGTCCATCAGTCTTCAGGAAATTCGACCCTCCACGATACAAGTTCGTGTCAGGAGCAGCACTGCCCGATCCCCATTGCGTCTTGCCATCAGCGAGTATTTCGAAACGGTCATAACCGTCCGCCGCGCCGCCCACGGTGCCGACCCAACTCGCGTAGCTTACTTCGCCAGCGAGCTGACGCTGACTCCAGATGCCCCCTTGACTCGGCCCTCCAAACGCATAAAGAGAAAGCGCCGCTATGTCGCTGTCGGTTTGTAGACCAAGCGCACGCGTGCGGAACAGATGAACGTCGTTCGAAGTTCCGAAGGTGAGCGTCCCACTCGCTCGCCAAACGGTCGGATTAGGGTATGTACCAGAGAGGTCGCCGCCAGCGGGGCCAGATGCGCCGCCCGACATCGTGGCCGACCAGACCGAAAGCACCCAAGGTTCGCGATTGTTGTCGAAAGCGATCAGGCACTGATCCCCTACCTCGGGCAGCGTGCCATTAGAAGTCCAGCGAAGATCGCTGAAGACAAGATCCGGGTGCATGTCCGGGATCGAAACATCGAGCAAATCATTGTAGCTCGACGGCGCTCGCGCTACCATCCCTGACCAGATACGTGGCAGAGAGTTGCGGCGAACCTCACGATCCTGATGCAGCGTCACAGGGCTGCCCCTACATAGCGCCGAACCGCGATCACGGGCCGGTAGTTCCAGGCGATCTTCAAGATCCCCTGCTGGGATCCGATTTCGATGACCTTGCCGCCGCCGACGTACACCGCGACATGTCCTGGATACACTGGTGAGCCGCCGTAGAAGATGAGATCCCCCGGCTGCGGCGAGAACACCGCCTTGCCGTGGCGAACGAGCGTTCCGGTATTACCCTGTCCGTTGTAGGGCGGGTCGGAATCATTCGGATCGGGCGCTCCTGCCTCCTTGAAGCAAAGTGTCGCGAAGGCAGAGCAGTCAATTCCAGCGTGCGCCTCGGCCGAGAACAGGGTGTCCGGGAATGGGCGCTTCTGGAGGTAGGCGTAGTGATGCTTCTGCTCCTCTTGGTAGGCGAACTCCGCGACTTGTACGACTGCGTTCGCGGATCCGTCGGTCACAATGCCTGCCCAGCCTGCTTGCTGCGGAACACTGGATGGCACGTCGCCAGTCTTCGGATCGACGTTCGCCCAGCTGGGCAGAGTCTGAACCTGATCATCGAGCGGCTCAGGCAGCTCGGCCTGGGGCTTGATGACGGTGATTGTCGCCGGATCCTCTCTGAAGAGCGAACGTTCATAGCTGGTGACCAACCAACGTCCGTTCGCAGGGCCGAGATTCTTGGCAAGTACGACAGCGCCAGGTGGTGCGAGCCAGGATCCGACACGGGCATTGATCGTAAGCTCGGAGGTCTTCTTGCCGATGTCGATGTCGAATCCGACACCCTCGACTCCCGGCGTGGACTCGTCAAAGATCATGATGGGCTGAGTCTTGTAGAGGTCGTCGTCGCTCATGAAGTAGAAGACTCCGCTGATGAAGAATGCGCGCCATTGAACTTCATCCGCGAGTCTACGGATGCAAGTCCAAGAATCCTCTCGTTTCCAGACTTTGTCATTTTCCTTCGGCGTGCCCCTGTAGTAGACGTAATCCGAACCACCGCCGCTGGTGTCCCCCATTAGGTTAGCGGATGCTGCAGATCCCTCGTGCATCAGGCCTGGAACGCCGTAGGCAGTCACCCAACGCTTCGCCTCGTCTTCGTACTTCGCATAGTTGGATCCCATCTGCGAAGTGTTCCAGGTGTAGTCGCGCTGAATGTCGCTGCACAACTTGTGAAGCGGCATCGTCGGCTCGAAACGTTCTTTTGCTACTGCCGCTTTGTAGAATGCCCTTGCCGAAGTAGCTGGATCATGACGAGCTTGATAGCTGCCCCAGCTTGCTCGCTGCTGGAACAAACCAACGCTGTCCCGGTCGCCGCCGGGCAGATTGTGGAGAGTCGATTCGACTGTGGCAACCATGATTGCGGCAACGAGCAGCTTCCGCTTCACGCCCATCGAAATCCCCGTGGCGACAATTGTGTTACAGTTACGAATCTGATCCGCTGTCGCCGCCGTACCCTTGACGGTAAGCTGGTGCGAAGCTACCCGTTGCGGAGAAGTGTTCGCATCGCTCTTGGACAAGACGTTGTAATCAGTCGGGATGCCCCCGCCGGCAGCCGCTGCTCCGTCAGAAGCCTTGCCCCAGGTCGGAGCATCGGCAGCCTTCTCGATCTCTTGCGTGAATGCCAGCTCCGGGATCACGACCGGAATGGCTCTGCCGAACTCCTTCGCTTCGCGGATCAGGCGCAAGATGAACTCAGCGCGAGTGACCTGTGAGCGATCAGCGAAGATCACACCGTTGTGTGGGGTGTGCGGCTTCGGGTAGGTTCGCAGAATCGCAATCTCTCTCTGCTCAAATGTTAGATCCATCTGATCAGAGCCGGGTGTTCGTTCCACTTTCACGAGCCTGAACCACATCCCATCGATCTGAATGTCGAGACTGTTGTGTAGGCGATGTGAGTGGAGCAGCGAGCGATCATAGTCATCCACGGTAAGCTTGATGGTCGAGGCCTGCTCGATATCACGGCTGACGGTAAGATCTACCACACGCTCCGCAGCATCGAACTGGAACCTGCTCCTCAAGTAGACGACGAGCTGCTCCAGGTCGATGTCATCGCCCATCAGCTCCCGCTGAATCTTGCGACGGCTCAACTGCGACCGTTCGATTACATGAACGGCTGTCTTCGCGCTGTGCTTAGGAGCCATCTAGGGCACCCTCACCCTCTTCGGGCCTTTGATGTGATTGGGATCACGAATGTTTGGGTTCGCCTTCTTAATGTCGCGCCAGCGACGGGCACTACCCCAGATTGCCTTCGCAATCTGCCTCATCGTAACGGTCTGACCCTTCGGTACTTGGTAGAAGTTCGGTAGCGTGTTCGTTGCGAGGATGTGTACCTTCCGCTCGGGCCGATACTCCAGGAAGTGAACGACCGCATCCTGTCGCAGGCGGTAGGGCTGACCCTCTTCGGTCTTCGCCCAATAGACGTTCGATCCCCAGGTGATCCCCTGTATGACCCAGCGACGATCTGAGATCGGCAGAGCGCCATCAATCGTGATCTTCGGCGGCTCTTCAAATTCGGGACTAAGGAACATCGTCGTCAGCTTGCGACAGTCGTTCTCGATGCTCTTGTCCGGATAGCCATTGAAGAGGATCGGAACATCGAGTTGAAAAGGATCGCGGCCCTGCCATTGCGTGAAGGAGACGCGGCGCGGGACTTCGACAACCGACCAACGAGCGCCGCCTGCCGACAGGCTTGGTGGGGTCGAGTCGCGCAGGACACGGATCGTTACGCCGGTGTCGGCATTGATGTCGTAGAAATGGCGCGGCATGATTGTCATTCGCGTGCCTCCGCATCCAGCTTGTGCTTCGTGACCGCCTTCGCGATCTTTTCACGATTGAGGTAGATGTGGCTGTGAAGTTCGATGTACTTGGGGAGAGAAGGAGCCTGGAACGACACTTTCTCCATCGGCGTAACGGATGCGCCGCCTGGGAGCGCCAGGACCTCTGGCCCGCGCTCACCGACAAGAGCAAGACCGGCCTGCGTCATCTGACCGCCGCCTGCGAACGCCTTTGTAATCCCGTAGATGCCGAGAGCTACAGGATTGGAAGCAAGGGCTGCCCACTTCAGCCAGCCAGGAGGATGCGGCCAGTGAATCGCGTGGATCCACTTGATCAAAGACTGAATCGCTTTGATCATTAGGTAGATCATGCCGACAGCGTAGCCGAGAGGCCCGAAGGCAGACAGGATCGCAAACTTCACGAGCGGACTCTGATGGATGAACCAGCTAAACGTGTTGTTAACAAGGTTGTGGAACCAGTTCCACTTGAAGTAGAGAATCACGATCAGGGCGATCAGGGCAATCGCCAGGCCAATAATGCCGCCGAAGGCGAGCGTACTCAGCCCGACCGACTCCGCCATTGCCGAGAATCCGGTGGCCAGCGCGATCAGTCTGAATCGGAGCGCCACCATGAGCTTCTCCATCTTGCCCATATTGATCCACATCCGACTCTGCCGGCCTCCGAAGATCAGAGCCAAGGCATACATCCTCACGGCGAGTGTCGCACGAATGATCGCCGGGATCAGCTTGAACCTCGTCATGAAGTATTCGGCTGCCTGAGCACGGGCCTCGGCGTTCGTCAACAGAATACTGATGAGGACCACTGAGTTCTTGATCACCAGGGCCGATGTGTAGGCTAGCTCCGCGAGACGGGCCGCGATCAGGTAGGTGCGATACAGCAGCCAGATCCCGAGCAAGGTGCCCATGATCCTTCCTAGCCACTTGAACACAAAACCCATTCGATTCCCGTTGCCCGTCATGATGCCGAGCTTGCTGGTGACGAATGTGAGTGCCAGGCCGAACCCCTTCAGTGTCTGCGTAAACCCGAGAATGATCCCGTTCAAGAGCTGGAAGAGGTTCAGGATCACGTGCGTCTTCGGCGACAAAACCTGATCAACAGCCTTCACGAAGGCAGTGAGCGTGATCGGCTTATCGGCGCTGTAGAATGGGGCGAGCGCGAGATCGACGCGCTGGAAGAAACTCTGCAAGCCACCAAAGAATCCGCCCTGCGCCCCGCCAACTGCCTGAGAAAGCAGATCCTTGAAGGTGGCGAACGCGCCCGAGAGAGTCTGCGTGGATTGGTGCAAGGCTGCCTGCATGTACCCTGGCGTCGTAGATATGTACTTGTTGATAGCATTCAGAGCGTCCAGGGCCGGGATTCCGAGCGCACCGACGTGGTGCATCTGATCCGCCGTCAAGCCTAGCTCCGTCGTCAGCGCGGCGTAGATCGGCAGGCCGTCGCGAGCGAGCTGGAGCACCGTCTGCCCTGTTAGGCGTCCCTGGAACGCCATGTGCTGGAGCGCAACTGCAACTCGATTCAGCGCCCCTGGTGAAGATCGGCCGACGAAGGCGAGCGCGTCGGTCATCGACCGAATTGTCTCGTTCGTCGTCTCTACTGAGATCCCTAACGGGTGGAACGCTCCGTACATCTGCCGGAAGGCAACGGTGATGTCCTTGAACTGGAAAGGCGTGAAGGCGGCGACCCGGAAGAGTGATCCCAATTCCTCCTTCAGGCCCTGTGTTCCTCGGAACACCGGCTGGAGCGCGACACTTGCTTCCTGCATTGCACTCCGATACGACCACCCCATGTGAAGGGCAGCCACGCCGGCACCGACGACCGCGAGCGTTGTGCCGTAAGCGAGGCGGCGAGCCGTGAACATCGCCTGGTTGGCGACGTTGAACCGCTTCCCGAGCAGGACGCCTTCCTTGCCCGTCCAGCCGACTTGGAGGCCCAGTTCACGCATAGCCTCCTTCTCGGCATTCGCGGCTACGACGAATTCACGCCAGCCTGCGAGGATCGTGTTGACGATTACCGGCTCGTCAGCGGCCACCGCTTACTTCCTTCCGAAGGCAGTATTGAGCATTTTGCCGACCTCATAGGCTATGAGATTGGCCCGCTCCTGATCTCTCCTTCTGTCCAGCTCATGCGCCTTGTTGGCAATCAGTTGCATTAGCCCTCTACGAAACGGGTCCTTGATATCCAGAAACTCCATTGGATCCATTCCGTAGAGGGCTACGTGTGCGGCGGCCATGAGCGCATCGGTCGTTAGAGATTTCCCTCCGCTTCCATGAACTCGACGTTGATGTCGGCAGAAGTGTCCCCCATCCAGCGACCGAGCCAGACGCTGTGCTGCTGGATGGCAACGATGTTGTTTCCGAACAAGCCCAGAAGAACCGAACGGGCCGGTTGACGAGGGTCGATCTCGTCGGCGAACCGCAGAGCCTCTGCTAGCTCCTGGGTAAAGCCGGTGATCGGCATGCCGTTGTGCTTGAGCTGAATCTTCTCGCCGTCGCCACGATCTATGAAGATGCCTGTGCAGGCAGCGATCATGGTATCGAGCGAGGCGTACAGGTTCCGCTCGTAGACCTGCTTGCGACCGAACTGTTGGGTGATCCTGCGTCCGATCTTCGATAGCTCGTCGCCGTCCACCAGGCGGTATTGTGCGTACAACGTCATCCCAGATCCCTCGTAGCCCTGGATCGGGATGAACGTCTCTCGGGTCTCCGAGAGTACGTTCCGCTGGTCGGCAAGAGCATCGAGCAGGCTTGTGTCGTCTTCCTCGACGGGAGACCTCTCATCGATCAGCTCTCCGAACGACACCTGGCCGTCTTGCTCCAATCCTTCGTCAACTTCAGTCATTTCTGCTCCCTTCACCTATCGTTAGGCGTTCTGCACGTGCGGGAATCCATCGACCGTGAACTCCAGCTCCAGTAGGGCTGCCCCTGACTGCTCCGAGTCCAGATCGGGCGGGGCGACCCTCTTCAGCGTCCCGTTGTAGACGAGCGGGTTGCCGAAGACGTTCCCCTGGATGTCCAGGGGCTGACGCTGAATCACAGCCTTGGACTTGCCGGCCGAGGCGAGCAACGTGTTCAACTTCGCATGATCTCGATACAGCCGGTACAGCCGCGAGATCGTCACATTGCCCACCGTCCTGCGCCCTCCGAGCGAGACAGGAGGAGCCATCCCGCCGGGGTTGTACTTGGTCTCGTCGGAATCGACTTCGCCGCCCGAGAACTTGTCCCAGACACCGTAGTCGATCATCGCGTCTGGCTTCGCCGGATCTGCGATCTTGACGTGAATCCGGTGTGTGTCCTGCCTGGTTGGCCCTCCAGCCATGTCAGCTCACCTTTCCTTCGCGCCGACGTTGGAACGCGGCGCTGATCTTTCGACGGTGCTCCATTGTCAGCGTCCTTCCGGTTGTGTGCTTGTTTCCGATGTTGGCCCTGCTGATGGCAGCCCTATGTTCGGCGGTGAGGACTTTCCCCGCCCGACGCTTGTTCCCCTTCATGTGGTGCGAGTTGTGGCACCGACTGTGAGCGGCAGCCAGGTTCCCAGGGGAATCATTCAAATGATCCCCGTCCACATGATGAACCACATACCTTCCTGCGATCATCTTCTTGCAGAAGAAACAGGCATGAGGGCCAGGGCCGACGATCTTGCGTCGCTTTTCCCGAAGCCAGCTGCCGTCATGCATCAGGAGACTTTCCCTGTGATCGGAACGTTCACGATCAGAATGGAGACCAGCTCCGCGAACGGTGACGGCTTGACAGCCACGACTGCCCGGAGCTGATTGTCGGCAATCGTCGCGGGTGTGTTTACGGCAGGCCCGACATCGACGTTGAACGCTTCGCCCGAGGTCGCGCCGTAGATGATGCCGGCGTTGTAGTCCGCGAGGCAGAGGGCAGCGAGCGAACCAGCGTACGCGGAGATTGTCTGGCCCTGCCCATCGATCACATCGAAGACGAAGCTCTCGCCCACGTTGTAACAGCGAGCAGCGAGCCACATCAGGTAGCGGACGTTGCTGAAGTCGAGCCAGGCCGCGTTGCTGACCGGATTGGCCAGCGAACGATAGCCGTAGTTCCGGAATCCGTCGAACATGCTCCGGATGACGTTCACGCCGCCGGTGTTCAGATCTTGACGGGTGGTGTCGTCCCAGGGCACCTGGCTGAGACCGACCGCGAACTGAAGCTGACCGCGATCACCAGCTGCCGGAGTGTTCGGATTGGTCGCCGCGTCGTTCCGAGCGATCACCCCGGCCATGACAGCCGAAGGCGGCACGATCCTGGTCGTATTGGCGACGACGCCGGGGATCACAACCCAGGGAGCGAACGCAGCGCCGTACTGCCCGTTGCCGCCCGTCGCCGGAGAAGTCGATGCGAGCAACGTTGCCTTCGTGGCCGAGTCGGGCAGATCCAGCAACGCCACGCGACCGTTCGCCTGCGCGTGCGCAGTAAGCTGCAAGTGCCCCGGATCGCTTGTCCGGCCCGGAGCCAAGACCTGCCCCGGCCCGAGATCCTTCGTGAAAAGGTTGAGGGCGGTCAGCCACTGAGCATCGGTGATGTTGGTTCGGTCGTCGGCGCCATTCGCAAGAGCAGCGGCGGCAGCGACCTGCGGAGGCCCGGTACCAGCGCCGATTGCGACTGTGATGTAGTCGCTGTTCCCGTTCGCCCATGCTACGGCGTCCTGCTGCGTCGTCAAGTCCGGCGAGGTCTCGACAATGACGCTGTTGTAGGTGACCTGAAGGCGGTAGCCGGAGCTAAGGCCTGCAAGCACAGCGACTTGAATGTTGTTCCCGTACGTTCCCGGCCCGAGCGCGCTGACGATCAAAGAAACCGTCGCCGTGGCCGTGTTCAGGTTCTTGGTGGCGATCACGGGGGCTGGCCCGACCACCCTTGCGATGAAGGCGCTGTTCCCGCCTTCACGGAAATACGCATCAACGCAGTCGTAGAGACTGCTGTATGACACGCGGTCGCCGCACTTGCTCACGAAATCCGTCAGGCTGAAGACCTCCTGAGGGATCGTCGCCGGGCCTGCGTCGCACAAACCCGCCATGAACGCAACGCCGGCATCGGTTGGCGACGACGCAGGCTGCGGCGCAGTCTGGACAGAGACAGTTACTCCTGGACGCGCCATTTATCTACCCCTCCTCTCTCGTGCTCTTCGACTTTGACTTGCTTGATTCTGCGGGCGCTGGCGTCTCAGCCTCGATCAAAAGGCCCTCGTCCAGCATTGCTTGGGCAAGCGGAGCCTGGGCCTGTTCCGGGGTCAGCTCGACCTCTTCGCCAACCTCCAGCATCTGGCCGCTGTCGAGATCGCCCACATGATTCCCGACGTACTTGTACTTCCCTGCACCTTTCGTCATTGCTCCTCCTCGATCTCCACGATCTCTTCGTGGGTGAGAACTTGCGGCCAGTGACTCCCCGGCATATCTGGATCTGGCAGCACAGCAGCAGGCCCGCCGTACCGAGACACAACGCCAGCCACTTCGATGTCGAATGCCACCTGGCATGCGCTGATCGTCTGATCATCAGCGAACCCGAAGTCATTGTCGTAGCTTTCATCTAGCCACGTTGTGCCATCGGCATACCCTCCTAGACCTTGTTTTTGAAGCATGATTGTACGAATGATGGCCGCGTAGACACGGATGAGCTTCAGCGTGTCCTTCCGTGTGTTTGCGCTCGCGAAGGCCCCGACCCCAATGTTCCAGAAGACGCGATAGGTTCCATCTCCTTCCGCCTTCGGCGCATTTCGAGGGCTAAGACCAGGGCTCACCACTACGATGCTAGGCATCGCTTCATACGAACTTTGATCTACCTGATTTGCCTTCAGATAGGAGCGCGGCGTCGGGTGCTTCAGATCTTCGTACTTGTCAGTGATCAGACCGGCCTGAAGCTCGTACTCCGTCAAGTACGTCTTGAACCAGAGGCTGAGGGTATCGACCACTGCTTGCTCAAGCTGGTCGGCGATTTCGATGGCGCCAAAGATAGACGGCTGAGTCTCGATCACGCTCACAGGCCTCCCTCCCTCCAGGCCAACTTGAAGTATTCCTTGATGATTCCGCGCATCGCGAGGCGATCCGTCTGCGTGAACTTCATGTACGGCCTATGCTTGTCTGCTGTACGGGCATAGGGCAGGCGCGATCCGAGAACGATGTGGTGTGGTCCGACATCCCAGATTTGGTTCTTAGCACGCGGCCTCGCAAATGATCCGTAGAGCCTGCCGGTGTAGAAACCGACACGAGGATCCATTCCCTCCTCGATTTTGCGTTCCGTCCAAGCAGCTGAATCCTGGGCCCAGGATCCGCCGCCGCGCCGACCACCGCTCTCGAAATTCTTTCGGATGATCTCCAACATCAGCTTTGCGACCTCTATCATCGCTGGCCGCGCATCAATCGCAGCCTCGCTCAGGCGCGTGAACTTCAGATCAACGCGGCCGAATCCCTTCGAATTGATGATGATTCTCATTCGGTGACTTCGTACCAGGGCGGGTAGTAGATCGGCGGGAAGGAAAACTCGGGATTGCCACCTGTCCCGGCTGCCTGAACATCGCCGTCGCCTGTCCCGTACTCATTGACGGCGACCGAGAGATTCTTCAGGGCAAGATCGTACTGATCCTTCAACTGCGGATAGATCGAACGTCCGGTGTTGACCTGATCAGAGAAGAAGTCCAGCTCTATCTGCATCGCTGCCCGGAGCGCAGTCACGTTCTGCGCATCATCGATTAGCTCCTCGGGCACCTTATCTCCAATCACGTCGGCTATTTCCGTGATGATGCCCTCGATCACAGACTCGACTTGATCATTCGTCGGCGTTGTTTCGGTAGTGAAGGTTCCGCAGAGATTCCCGAATTGATCTTTCGTCCGTGACATGAGCTTCGAGCCCACGTTTCGAACCGTCGGAAAGTAGTTCTGATCCCTGCCGCCGGCACGGTTGAAGATCGGATCTGTGTATAGAACATTCCCCAAGTCATCGATGAAGGAGACTCGATACCAGCCATTCTGGAGAGTGGCGGCATCGGTCGTGAATGATCTTGACATCGGATGCTCAGGATCCGGATCAGTCGGCTGAAGGATAACGGTGTCGATCTCCGTCCAAGGTCCGTCGAAAAGGGCTGACTCCTCGATCCGAAGGGTTGTCCAGGGAACATCGTCAAAGCGAGGTGTTGGCTCGTAGTCTGAAAAGGTAACGACGTATGTCAAGAGATCACTCCTGTCTTTCCGGACATGACTTCGCCTGGATCAGTCACACCGTTGTTCCCATCACCAGAGGTTGTCCCCGAAGTGCCAACCATAATGTTGCCGGATCCGACCAACGCCGCTCCCGTCGCAACACGGTCGAAGATCGTTCCCGTGCCGGCATGGCTGTAGGTGACGGTCGGAGTATATCGGAAAACTGACCCGGACACTACACTGGTCGCGAAGACTGGCGAGGGCACGATCCGAGCGATTCCTGTTAGCTGCACCAACCCTGTGACAGTTGAGGTGGCGAGGATATTCCCGGCGATGCCCCGACGCACCCCGACCGCTCCGAAGATGATCGTCGTGGAGCTGATCAGACTCGCAACAACTCTCCGAACGACTACAATCCTTCCGCTTAGAGTCGTTGTAGAGTTAATCAGTCCCGGAACAATCCTCCTGACAACTACAACTCTTCCGCTCAAGGTAGAAGTAGAGTTGATGAGAGAGGGAGCAATAGAGATGCGACGAACGACCTTGCCGCTGACCGTCGAAGAGGCCAGGATGGTCGCCGGGAAGATTCCGCGCAACGGCCGAATCGTCCCCGCAACCGTCGAAGTCGCAGTAATTGTTCCGGTGATCTTTCCCGAACGAATGATTGAGCCGGATACCGCCGAGGTCGCCACTACAGCTCCGGAAATCTTCCGGGTGACCCTTGTGGATCCAGTAACGGTCGAGGCTGCCTGGATCAGAGCTGGCAGGACGCCGCGAAGGATGCGGACAGATCCCGAGACCGTAGCCGTGGCCTGAATTACCCCAGCAACTCTTGCCCGCTTCGTTACCGTTCCGACGACAGATGAAGTAGCGTTGATCTGTCCGCTGATACGGCGCGTGACGCGGATGTTTCCTGCGACCGTGCTGATCGCCTGAACATTCGCGCCTATGATCGGCTTCTGCCCGAGCTTGAAGAGATTTCCGGAGACGACGGATGTGGCGGAAATTGTTGCTGGCGCAATCTTGCGCAGTATGCGGACTGCGCCAGTAACGGATGTGGTCGCGAGAATTTGCGCCGGCAGAACAGCCCGTGTGACTCTAATTGAGCCGCTCAGTATGGTCGTCGCATTTATCGTCCCTGCGGATGGACGAACAATTCTCGTGAGCGAACCACTAACCGTAGCTGTGGCCGCGACTACGCCAGCAACCTTGCGGATCGTGGATACTTGTCCGGAAACTGTCGATGTTGCGCTGAGTGTGCCGGAGATCAGGCGTGTTGCGCCAATCCTCGTCACGACGCCTGAGACCGTTGATGTAGCCGCTACCTGGGCAGGTATGATGCGACGGGTAACACGGAGACTTCCCGCGACCGTACTTGTCGCGCTGACCTGCCCAGGCAAGATGGCCCGCAGGATCCTTACGGTTCCAGAGACAGATGCCGTGGCCGCGACTGACGCCGGAACGAGGATCCTGCGGACGCCCACAGACCCAGAAACAGTTGAGCTAGCGGAGATCGCCCCAGGAAGAAGCTGTTTTACTCCCCCGCCCTTGGTGACGGCTCCGCTGACCGTCGATGCTGCAGAAATTGTCGTCGGCGCAACGCGGCGAATAGGGGTTACAACGCCAGTCACCGTTGTGGCAGCGGTAATCGACGCTGGGGTTATCCGCCGCGTTGCGCGAACGGAACCGCTGACAGCAGAAGTAGCTCCGATTTGGGCCGGGACTACGGCGCGAGTGGCCCGAGTCGAGCCCGACATCGTGCTGGTCGCAGAAACTTGTGCTGGTTTGATGGCGCGGGAAACACGGACACTACCTGACATTGTTGAAGTTGCAGAGATTGACGCAGGAGCGAGCGTAACGACACGAAGCCGGACAATTGATCCTGCGACCGAAGATGTCGCCAGAATATTGGTAGTGGGGGTGATTGGTGTGAGTACGCGATAACCGCCGCCCGAGACGGTCGAAGTTGCCGCAATCTGCCCTGTGATAATTGCGGCGAGACGACGAATCGCCCCGACAAGAGTCGAGAAGGCCGAAACCTGTGCCGGCGTAATTGCCTTCGGCCCAGGCCCGCTTATCGTAATTGTCTGCGGAAGTGTAATCCACGAGTCACCAGCGGCAGCGGCTGTTCCGCCGTTGTACGAAAACGTAATGGTCTTGCCGCTGATCATCGCTTGGGTGATGTCGTCTATGCCGATCCTGATGCGGATGCGCTGCCCAGTCGTCACCGCGATGTCGTCGCCTGCCACGTAGCCGATCTGCGCGCTGTCCGTTGTCCCGAGAGTGCCCGAATACTGGAGCCCTGTTCCCCAAACAACCGCCCCGGAACCGTCGCCGTTGACCACGGCGATTTCACACCAAATGAGAGCATTCGGGCCGGCATCGTATTTGGCACGAATGTTGAATTTCGCCATGCCTCCCAAGGTGAATGCAGTCACCGGGTCTGTGTACCACTCAAGCTGTGTTCCTCCCGCCGAGGCCGTCGCAATTACAGGCGCAGTCCATCCAGCGACGCTAGAGGTAGGAGCGTCTACTGAACCAGAGCCGCGAGTTGTCAACGCTTTTTTCTCCAGGTTGGCACCAGTTACATCAGAGTTCGTATCCGTGAGATACAGCGTTGACCCGGCAGGAGCAGTCGTCTCGAATGTCAAGTTCTCGGTGAACTGAATCCAAGTATCGCCCTGAGTACCTGTTGTTGTTGCATCGTTCGTGAACGATCCGCTACCGCCGGATGCCATTACCCCAACGTCATTGATCAGGATGCGAAGACGAATCCGGTCGCCGCGATTGAAGGTAGTGCTCGTCGGCGTGGCAGTCCAGTTCTGAACAGCGTCAGTCGTGACCGGAAGCTCGGTGCCCTTCTCGCTGTTGGCAACTGTGCTCACGATTGCGCCTGTCGAATCGACGCGCTCAATGATACACTGCGGGCCAGCATTGTCGTTCATACTGAACTCGTGGCCCCAGAGGTTAAATGTAATTGTTCCGCTGATTGTCACATCAGCGGCGAGCGGCGGCGAGAGAAATTCAATTTGCGTAATGCCACTCTGAAGAATTTCGAGGCCATTCGTCGGGCCAGTGACGGTGTTGACGTTTCCCAGAGCTTGAAAGGTGCCGTTCGCGCCATCGTTGATGACAGTGGTCATCGGGATAACGCTCCAGCCAACCGCCGTACCGTCTGCCCTGGCATCGTTGCGACCACGGCCCATTGTCGAGCCGGGTGGAATGTTCGACAAGCGAGTATGCGTGTAAAGCTTAGTCGCCATGCTTACGCCTCCAGGGACGTAATTTCGGACGGTCGGCGTTGAGCCTCACCTTACCGAACAGCTTCGGATGCCCAGGCCAGCCCTGAACTCGAAACCAAAGCAATTTCATAAGGGGAGTCTCCAGCGTATCGAACCTTTGCAGCATATCCGATACATCCTTCTCAAGAGCACCCACTCGTACGGCCAAAGACGAGATGTGAATTGCGGCCTCGTCCAGTGACCGTACGAGCGGCTGCTCCATGTGAGCCATTAGCTCGCCGCGTTGACTTGGAAGTTCACCTCGTCGAGAACCTTGGTCTTTCCACGCCGGTCAGGATCGGCAACTTCGAGTGATGCATGTCCCTCTGCCTCGCCGCCGGTGTAGCCCTGCGACGAGAGAGTGAATTCGGCCTGCGGCGGCCAACCGCCCGAAGCGTAGACGAGCTTGCCGTTTTGGTAGCAACGGACATAGGTCGCCGGCAGGTCAACGTTCTCGGTCGTGAAGGAAATGCGGATTGTGCTCCCGTACGAGATCTCGCTAGCAGGAGTCTCCAGCGTCAGGGTGCCTGTCCGCTTACCAGGCATCAGTCTTGCACCACCGTGATGGCGTTCTGGGCCAGCTGCGGAGTGTCGCCGGAGTTGATCGTAGTGGATGTGACCGTGCACCAGGCCATGCCATGGTCGGCCGACGTGCCGATGTTCCCGTCGAGGATCCCCAGATACGTGATGGTGTTGTTCGTCCCGGTGCCCGTCGAGGTCGGCCAGGACTTCGCTGCGTCGGAAGGGAACGTCTTGGTGTAGGTCGTCGTTCCCGATCCGGTTGCGAAGATTGTGGTGTTGTTGGTGAGCGACAGAGCGGCGTAGCTCGTGTACGCAGACTTGCCGGCAGTCGCGCCGTTGAACGTGTCATCGATGGCCGATGCGTACAGATGAAAGATCATCGGCGTGATGGCCGTGTACGCCGTCGCTCCCCAGAGCAGGTCCTGGATCTTCTGGCTCGACCAAAAGGCCAGAGAACCGGCCATCAGCACGGCCCGCTGCTTCAGGTCGTCCCTCGACTTGAAGAACTTGTCGATCCACTGACGGATGTCCTTGTCGAGGTCGCTCCACCAAAGCTCCGCGCCGTCGCGAGTGGGAACCAGCGGCGAGCTTGGCATGATGATCTTGGCACCCGCGCCTTCGGGTACCGCTAGTTGGGGCGTCCAGATTTCATGCATTCTTGTACGCCTCCGTGTGTCCGGTGATCGTTGCCGAGACCGAATCCGGCAACTGAACTGGCCTCGTCAGGTTCGGTGCGTCTTCATCGTAGTGCGGATCGTCCGGCTGCACCTCGAAATGGTGCAGATTCTCGCCATCTTTCACGTTGACGAGATCCGGGTCGTCGGTCATCGACTCGTCCACCGTTCCCGCCATTTGTGCGAACTGCTGATGGTGCCGCTCGTTGTGCGACGGCTCGCCTGGTGCAACGAAGATGAACTGCCCTTCGTCAAAGGCGACTGGCTCGCCCCTCCTTGGCCCTTCGTCAGCCAGAAGGTTGCCATTTCCATCGGCGACGAGCCTACCTTGGTATCTCTCCATCCGATGCTCCTTCCTTCTCAAGAGGCGAGGGCGACGACCGGGATGCGGCTAGCAAATTCGGCCGTCGCCCTCATGCTTCAGTTGCTCACTCGGACTCGATGATGGCATTGAGTCCCTTGACGACTCCAGCCCGAGGCTCGTCCTCCGTCGCGATGTGCTCTGCCTCCAGGAGGCGCTGAGCGGTGTCCGGGTCGTTGCCGGCCATCCGAACCGTCTCATCGACGGTCGGCTTGTTCTTGATGAGGTAGTCGGCCAGCTCGGCCTCCCCCATCTCGGAGAAATCGCCGCCGCTGCCCGCCTCCGCGATCTGGGCAACGCCGGTCTCCAGTGCTGCGGCCTGCGGAACGCCCTGCTCCAACTCCTCGTCGGTGTAGAACGATCCCAGGGACTCGCCCCTGGAGAGGTTGTAGTCGTCCAGCACCTCGACCGGCACCTCTTCGTTGAGGCGGTAAAGCCTCTCGGAACGCATCTTCGTGCCGGGGAACATCGGGTTCTCCGTTTCGATCTGCGCGGTGAAGATCAGGTGCTTGACGATCCGGCCCTTGCCTTCCTGGCCCTTGAACTCCTCTGCAACTTCGTATGCCATGTGCACCCCCTCCTATGTGAGGCCCGTGAACTTGAGGACTGCGGGCGGGTTGTCCACGAACATGACCGGGCGAACGCTGCTCTGCGTCCAGGTCTGCTGCCGGCCGTCGCTGTCCCGCCATGTCTCCGTGGCCAGCGGCTGCTCGACGCGCATCTGCCCGACCTGGCCGGAGGCGACGACGTAGGCCGTACCAGCCGTCACGCGGTTGGTGACGAACACATCGACGCCGATGGAGCTGAGCAGATCGTTGAGGTACTGGCCGTAGATCGTCGCGAGGTTGAGGTATTCCGCCGGATTCATGATCCAGAGGTCGTACACGATCCCCAACTCCTCGACCTCGGCCTGGTACTGCGCCTTGGCGAAGTCGCGACCCGGCCAAGCGGTCGCATTGGACGCGCTGGAGCCGGCAGTGACGACCGATCCCCAGCTGTTGCCCGTGACCGTGCGGGTGTACGTCGAGACCGCCGCATCCAGAACCTCGACCGCCCGCTGATTGATCTTGCGGACGATGGTGTTGGCGAGCTGCCGGATGTGGCGGGTGTAGACGGACACGTCGTTGCGGTCGCGGGCCTCGTCCGTGATGAAGAACTTGCCGCCCCACTTCTCGACTGCCGCCACCGAGGGTGCGCGCCTCAGGCTGGTGACAATCGGGAACTCCTGGCCGGGGGCGACCTTGCCGATGTCGCGCTCCAGGTAGATGTCGTTCGTGAGCGCGATGTCGTAGATCACCGCGCCGCCGGTCACGCCACCTGCGTTCGTGAAGACGCGATCCGCGAAGAACCGCTGCATCGTCAAGTCCATGATCGTTCGCGTGACCCGCGTCGGCTGCTGAAGCGCGATGTCAACCGAGTAGGTCGTGCTTGAGATCGTGGGCGGGCCGAGAGGATGCGCGACGGGATTCGGGTACGTCGTCTGCGCGGCGATCATCCCATCCGAAGCAATGATCCCCGGCTGTTCCGGAACAAAGATCCTTTTGCTGTTCACTTTCCCTCCTTCCTAGAATCCCGTCAAGGCAACTTCTGCGTCGTTGCCCGAAGTGACGTCGGCCATGAGGATGCCGACCTGGACGTTGCCGGCGGTTGCCGTGTAGGCAATCACCTGGCCGGTGGCGTCGGTCGAGACGCGAGCGCCCGCCGACAGCGAAGCGGCGGCAGTCACCGGAACGATGCCGCCCCGAATGATCTTGACCGTGCCTCCGTTGGGCACGTCGTACGCTGCGACGCCGATCACCTCACGGTTGGCGCCGGCAGTGCCTGCTGCCCCTGCCTGCGCAACCTGGTAGAGGTTCTCGGTGTTGGTTCCGAGCAACGGGCCACCGGTGCGATTGCCCGAGACCTGCAAGAACCGCTTCCCGGTGATTGCAGCGGTTGCCTTGCCGGTCGGATGCTGCCCTGGCTCGAAGAACGGAATGCAATCGTTGGCCATCTAGTTCACCTACCCTTCTTTGGCCTGGAAGACGTGCCGCTCCTGAGCGGCCCTTGCGCGGATCGAGGCGACCTCGGGGAACCAATCCCCCGGAAGTCCCTCAGCAGCGTTGCTTGCCTGGCCCGCCTTCAACTCCTCGCTGCCTCCGGAGTTGCCACGCTCGCTGACCGGGATCAGACCTGGGCTCAGGCCCTCGATCATCGACTTGGTACCGTCGCGATCTGCCTTCAGGAGCTTGACGTAGTGCTCCTTGCGGGACGGTGGGAACTTGCCGGCCCTGATCGCGTCGTCGAGCATGCGTCCGTCGTCGGCGGCGATCCGGTCTTCGTTCATCTTCGCGGCAAGCGCCGCATTCGCCCGGACCTCCTCCCACGTTGCCGCATCGACCGACACGACGCCTTCCTGCGCCGCCGTCGGCGTTGCCGGAGTCGAGGCTGGCGTTGTCTCGCTCTCCTCGTCCTCATCGGCGCTGTTGCCGTCGTCCTCGTCGCCGTCGTCGGCGTCGGGCGGCGTCTCCGTCTCTGCCTTCACGTCCTTTGGCTTGCCGTTGCCGACTCCGGCGAGAATGCCTTCGATCTCCTGCTCGCTGGCATCCTCCGCCAGGCCGAACTTGGCGGCAAGGAACTTCCGAGTCGCCTCGTCCATCTCCACCCCTTCCGTTGATGTTGATGTTGCTTCCTTGTCGTCTGCGATCAACGACTCTTCCCGCGACGCATAGACGATCTTTGGGACATCGTCTACCGCGCAGATGCCGGCGATGACAGCGGCAGCAGCAGCCATCGAGTCGGCTGGCTGATCCTGGTACTGGATCTTGACTGGCACCGGATCGGCGAATTTGATCTTTTCGCCCGAGACCGAGTATTCGACCCGGTAGAGCTGGCCATTGTCATCGTCCACGATCAACTGCCCCTTGCCGCTGACGACCTGCTGAACCCTGATCCACCACCACTTCTTGTTCGGATCCTCCTGGGCCTGCAGCTCATCGTAGAACGCCCGGCGAACATCCTCGACGTTGACCTCTGCCGCTATGTCCAACGTACCTCCTTTCGCGGCTTCGATCTTGACATCCTTCGGCCCCTGAGAGCTGAGGAGCACCGGGATGTCTTCCAGCGTGCTGATTCCGGGCCAGACGATGCCGAGCTGCTTGACTGCAGTGATGACGAGACCGTACTGCTTCCCTGTCACCGTCTTGGCATTGACCTGCCCTTCGATGGAGCGGCTGGGATAGGCCACCGGCATGATCTTCGCGAGCCATTCCGGCAACCCCACGTAGTCTCCGAGGATCGTGTTCCCATCCTCGGAGAGCCGCATCGCCTCAACACGGCCGAGTGCTGGCTCCCCGTCACCGTTGAACCGAGGATCCGTGTGCCCGAGCCAGATGCGAGGCTGTACAATTGCTGGATCCTCCTGCGCAGCTACAGCATCGGCCAGATCCTCTGGCGTAAACGTGTGCTTACCAGTTGAGAGAGCGTACTCGATTCCGGTTGAAGCAATCGGGACATTCTTCAGCCGCCAAAACGCTGTGCCGTCGATCTTCTCCAGCGCCCAGCCGTTGTTGTCGGCAATCACCTGCGCATCCTCCATGGTCGCCGGAGGATCAGACAGCGATCCCTCGACATTGACGTAGAGAGCGCGCATGTGAGCGACCGCCTCCTTGCGGGTTGCGTGGCAGCCACCGGGCACAGGGCTGCTGTCGCCCTTCTTGTAGACGCAGTACTGGCCGCCACTCTTCTTCAGCTCGTACGGCATTACTTTCCCCGCTTCGTGGCTGGCTTCGGCCTAATGATGCCTTTGGGTGCGGACACTTACTACACCTCCCCTAACTGAGGCCGGTCCCGCCGGTCTTCCGGCTCTTGTCGTACGCCTTCTTGAAGGTCGCCGTGCGTGGGAAGTCACGCATAGCCGTCTCCAAGGGCTGCGTCTCCGGAGAGGCAACCTGTGGGTCGCCAGCACCGAAGCGCCCGCCGAGGCTCTTGGCAGGCGTTGGAATTGATGTGTTGGTCTTTCCTGCCACTACTTACCTCCCCTCTTGAGGGTGTTCTTTCCAGCGCCCGGATTCTTGCGGCCAACTGGCAGGTTCGTGCCCTTCGGGGTCTTGGTGTGAAACGTCGGCCCCTTAGGTCCCTTTCCGATTTTCTGCGGCATTCCCAACCTCCTTTCGCTTCTCTACCAGCGGCCATCTTGGGACATCCTTCTTCGGTGGTTGGTGCCCCGGCCGCATTTTGTATGGGTTCTTCTTCTCCATCTACCAGGTATGGACGAGCCAGACAAGAAGAATGATCGCTATTGAGACCCATGCGATCTCTCCGACTGTCAGAGTTCTGTTCATGCGTCGATCACCACCCCTTGGATCGTGAAAACCTCTTTGGCGACTCCCTGGGCATCTCGTCTACGCTGGATCTGGTCGATCATTTCCTTGCAGAGAGACTTCGCCTCGTCTTCGTCCTCAAGGCAGGTATGATAGAAGAGCACGATCATCTTCTTCATTCATCTCTCCTGAAAAATCTGATTGCCGCTTCGAGCGGACGAGCACTGGACCGTGCAGAGGGAGGGAGCAAGCCCCCATCACCGTCACCCGTCCGCTCTAGTCGGCCTGCAGCAGTGACCGGCTTGTCTGCGGGCTTCTGCTGAGTTGGCGGAACTGTTTCTCCCGGCGGCGGTATCTCCGGAGTTGTCTTCTCCGGAGGCGGCGGTGGCGGCGGTTGCGGTGGCGGACCCGGCTTCTCCAACGCCTGCGGATTCTTAGCGCCTGCCGCCTTATCCGGGAGTCCCAGCTCATCTCTTAGAGCGGCTTCCAGATCCTTATCAACGACAATCGCACCGGCCTCGATCAAGGTCACAATGTCAGCGATAGCCATATCGGGGTCGCGCTTAAATGTGAGCATCGGCACGACCTCGACATCCTCGCCGTAGTTCCAGTCCACCCAATCCTCGATCACATGCTCCCCGAAGATGTCGGCGAACCACCAAGCAATCGTGTCCTGCGACTCCTTGAAGAAGTCAATGAAGGTTGCCCCGAGCGCGCGACTGCCGGTGCGAGTCTGCCCCAGCTGCATGAACATCATCAAGAAGAAGCGAGCCATCGCCTCGTCGTGGTACTTCATCGAATCCACGGTGCTGACGCTCGATGACTTGATGATGTCGAAACTAGTTCCGTACGGCACAGCGCCGCCCGAGGTTTCTCCGACCCTGAACTCCTGTGCCATCTGGCTGATCTTGGAGATCTCACCCTGCGTCGCCTCTGGCGGGGCTGTTGCAATCGGAACGCCGCCGGCACGCGCGTGATTGATGGCATCGATCCGCAGAAGACGATCCTTGATCAACCAGTTCTTGTAGCACTCACGGAACAAAGAACGGCCGAACCAGTTCCCGCCCTCCAAGTCCCAGACATAGGCCACCAGCCGATCCACCGGAATTGTAGGGAATGGGTCTGTCGCCGGGTTCAGCAGGTAGTTGTTCGACTGGATGTTCTGCTGAATTGCCACCAAACCGCCGTCCGGAGCCACGATCATCTGCTGAATCGTGTTCGGCATCCGCTCCGCAAGCTTCCGCAGGTGCCATTTGCCGTCTTCCTGGATCTCTACGACCTGTTCGAAGAACATGTGACCGTAGATCAGGCCCAAAAGCGCCTTTCGCAGGTGTTCGCCGAAGATGAAGCGGTGCTTTCGCCTCCGACGTGGAGAAATTTCCTCTTCGCCCTCGATTGGGATGTTCAAATCCTGTGAAAGCGCCTGAACCATGTCGTCAGGAGCCTCATTTGGGTCGATCATCCACTTGTAGCGGCGAATTGGCAGTGTCGCGCCCCGATAGAGCGCGCCGACCTGCGTATCTGCCCGCATACGGTGGTAAGTGCTCACGGAAGTGGGCCAAGTCAGCTCCGGAACCCACTCCGTGACGTCCATCAACGGCGTTACGAACGCTTCCATCGATGCAGGAGAGAAAACGCCTTGGAGAACGGTGCCGATCTCGTTTGTCGGCGGGCGAGATGAGAGTTCGCTGATCTTGATCGCCACTTTACATCACCTTTTCCATCAAATCGTCGGCGAGCGGGCCTTCGCCAGTCATTTCATTGGCGATAATCTGCTCTGCCGTGAGGTTGAGGGAGGCAGTCGAGTAGACTGCAGCGTCAGCGCGGTCTGGAGAGGGGAATCCGCGCTTGCGCATCTCCTCTTTCGACTCGATTACGATGCGTTGCGATGAGTCGATCCAGTATTTGATGTTCTGCAACTCCGCTGCAAGCTTCGTGTCCTCTGGATCGAGGTCGATCAGGCCCGCTTCCATCTGCTGACGGAAGCCCCAGAAAATCTCGGCACGCCGATTCTTGAACTTGTTGTATCGAAAAGCGCGTGCACTGCCCTCAAAGGCGCTGATTTCGAAGCCGCGCTCGCGCAAACGGTCGGCTACACCGGCCCCGACGCCGATTGCATCGACCGTAGCGGGTACCCGGCGCGGATAATGACCCTGCAGGATCAATCCGATCTTACCGGCCGTGCGCATCGTGTCGGTTTGCCCCCAAGAATCCACGAAACGGATGTGTCCGCCGCGATTCCGGTAGATGGCTGTTTTATCTTCGCCCATCCGCGCGATGTCTATGCCGTAGCGCCCGAACTCGAAACCCGGAATATTGGTATCATACGCCTTTTGAAGGAACGCGGGCGAGATCAGGTACTCATCCGAGACATCCGGGAACTCTGCCTCGACCTTGGACTGCCAGATGTTGGATCCCTCTCCCCAGTCGTCGCGGCGCTCGTCTACCCACTCCGGCGACACGAGATCCAGCAGCAACTCGTCCGGGACCTTCTCGCCGGTGAAGTGCGGAGTGTCCCAGGCCGAGATCTTGATGGTGTTCCAGCCGCTGCCCGGTTTGCACGCATCCGCGAACCAGCTGGCCGGATCGTCCGGGTTGCCGATAGCGAGGATGCGTGCATAGGGGTTCGTCATCAGCGTCTTCGCCGCATTGACGAGTGCAGGCGGTACTGCACAGGCCTCGTCAATCACGATCAGAACGTAGCGCGCATGGATGCCTTGGAATGCCTCTTCGTCGTAGTCTGCAGGCTTCCGGCCCATGGCGATCAGCTCCTCGTTGGAGCGGCCCTCCCCCATGTACCAATGACACTCGCGGGTGATGCGTCCGTTCAGCTCGCCCTTCCGGTGTGCGCGGTTGATCTCGCGCCAAAGAATCGCCTCCACCTGAGGCCAGCTGGGAGCCGTGGTGACGGCGAAGGCCGACCCCAACTCGTGGATGTCTAGCCACCAGCAGACAGCTCGGGCGGCAGTATAAGATTTGCCCGGCCCGTGGCAGGACTTGACGGCTGTGTAGCGGTTGTCCCGAACCGACTCCAGGATCTCACGCTGCTTGCTCCAAATGAACTCATGAAGCTTATCGTTGACCCAACCGACGGGATCGTTCGTGTGCGGATCTGGACTCGGAAAGAGCCGTTCCAAGGCAACATCTATGGCTCCCTTCGGAAAGACCGCATCGATCATTGAGCGAGTTCCTCAGTTCCCGGCGGCAGCTCTCCTGCTGAAGTACCGCCCTGGACGAGGATCAGGTGTCGCCGGATGATTGCCGGCGCAGCCGCTCGCTGATTCGCGTCGAGGTTGAGATCGCCGAGGATCCCCTTGATCAGCTGCGCTAGCATCTCGCCGTACTGCTCCGCGAGCTTGACTGCGCGCTCTGCGAGACCGAGGGTGATCGCCGTCTTGGAGAAGTCCACGAGCGACTTCGTTGCGTCGTCGCGCTGCCGTACAAAGAGGTGAAACCGCTTCCCAACCATCGACTCTTCGATCCAATCCTTCTGCTCGATGTCGGCGATCTTCTCGCTCAGCCACTGAACTTCGCCCGCCTTGATCTGGATGCACCAGATGATCGCGTCGAGCGGGTTGATCTCCTTCGGCGCTCCGAGCAGGATGGCGTTCGCCTGCGCCTTCTTCTTTGCGGCCGAGACGATGTGGGCGGCAGTGTTGCCGCCGTGAAACTTGCAGGCCCCGATCCCGAGATGGTTCGTGCCGAGGCCGGCAGCCATGCGGCACTTCTTGCCCTGCTTCGTCTTCGCGCCGCAATAGAGAGGCTTCGCACTCTTCATTCGCTCTTTGCGCTCCGCTTCGGTCTTCGGCGCTGGCTCCGAGGCCAGGCGTGCCTTGCGAGCGACAGACTGAGCGCCGTTGTGCTTACGCTTCTTGCGACTCGCCTCCTGGCGCTTCTTGTACATGGCGCGGCCGTAGGCCGACTCCCCCGGCTCGTGGTGCTCCAGCTTGCGAAGCTTGCGAGGATCGCCCCTCTTCGGGGCGTTTGGGCTCACGTTGATAGGCATCCGCGCCCTCCCATTCGCCCTACTGCGGATCTCCCACAAGTTCCATTTCGGCCTCCTTCTGGATCTGAAGCCGCGCATCAAGGTAGACATCAATACGATGCCTGCGAGCGGGGTTTTCCTGTGAGAGTGGGGCTGATTTGATCATTTTCCAGATCTTTGCGATCTCGCTGTCACACTCTTCAATCGTGAGCGACATGGGTTGATTGAAGAACGCGACTGTCATATCTCAAAGTGGCCGCTCCGGGTACTTGTACACGACGACATGTTCCGTAACCCGCCTGACCTTGTTGCTGCGCTCATCCCACTCGTACTGGTCGATTGGAATTTGCCCTGGGCCGGGCTGGATTGAGTGCCAGACCGGCGGCGGCGGCGGGACTCTCGGCGGAACTGGGATTAGGCCACGAATCTGCACGCAGCGGGGATCTTACTGGATGCTACGCCAGCTGTCTACCCCTCCCCATAGGGTAGGGACGTACGCGCGAGGCAGAGAGGCTAGTGACTGCGGCGGGCGTGCTCGGCGCGGAGGTCTGCGGCGACCTGTTCTGCTATTTGAGATTCACTCTCAGACAGGTCAGGTCGGCTAACGAGCAAGCTCATTGCGTGGTGGAGTATGTTCAACTCCTTAGCCGGAATGCACAAAACCCAGAAATTGACGGGAAGATTAGACATCGTTCGTCTTACGATAGCTGACGGATCCGACCCAGCGCCGAAAAATGAACACGTTACGGCTTCTCCATCTCTTGCGGGTGTCGAGATACCACCAATGGCGACCGATCCAGACCTTCGTCAAGTACGGCTTCGTCAACCCTGGACGACCTTCACCGATACAAAGATGCCTTCCTCTGTGAAGCGGCTTGGGATCTTCCAGACAACCGAGTCGTTGTGCTCAACGTACAACTCCTTCTCTTCGATCCACAACTCTTCCTCCGTCTCCTCATTCACGAAGATGAGCTTGAAGACGATCCGGTTGTGCGTCAAAGCGGCCTCCGCGTGCCGCGTCGCACCCAGCCGGTGTGCCCGCGCCGAGAAGGACACTTGCGGAAGGTCGGCTCAGGCATGTAGACCATGAGACGGGCCGGCAGGGGTCTCGGGAACTCCCGCGAGGTGACCGCGAGATGGTTTGCGCGGTGCCACTCGCGGCTGCCCCATTTGGGGCGGAATGCGATGTTGATCTTCTTGAGCTTCTCGCCGAACTCCCGGAATGCGTTGGTCACCGTGTTGATGTAGTAGTTAGTGCTGTAAGTCGTGTTGGGGTGCAGAGTCCAGAGATCCCACCCAGTCGTGTCGTCATAGAACTTCATTCCTGATCCCAGGTGGCGATCTCTTTCTGCAGTGTTGCGGCCCGATAGTCACCCTCGTAATGCCCTTGACCATCGTCGCCACCCGAATCGAGCCATGCTTGTCGAGGCACCATCGCAAAGAGAGTTCGAGCGATCAGTCGCGCCCTATCCAGTTTTTCGTGCAATGCTTCGAACTCGGAGACCGGAATGCTCATGTAGTGCTCTTCGTCACTCATGGTTTTCGGATGAGCTTCTCGGGCGGCGTGGCGGCTTCGGGCGGCCATTCCGGCAGCGGCTCGCGTGAGCCTGTGTAGAAGAAGGCGAGGTTGTTGTTGGAGCGGCGGGCCATTTCCTGCTCCTTCTCGTCGCCGTAAAGCGCCAGATGGTAGATCAAGTGTTCAGCGACACCGAGTAGGTGTCCGACCATGAAGTCGTAACGCGGGTCGTTGCGCAGATCGGAAGTTTTGCGGAGGCTGGCCAAGAACATTTTCTCCTCTACTTGATGTGGTTGTTGAGAAAGGCAGCGACGTGTCGAAGTGCGTCGCGCTCGTGATCTTTCCCTTTGACCCAGAGGCCCCAGCGCCGTAGCCGCTCGTCGGTGGCGTAGGACTTTGCCTGGGACGGTGACTGCCACTCGATCTCGACCGGCGCCAGCGGGGGGGCTACCTGCCGATCCCACTCATCTGCCCCGCCGTGACGGTAGCCGACTAGGCACCAAGTGACCTTCATTGCCCAGAGGATCTGCTCACCAGGCGGTGTCGTCGGCGAGATTTGAAAGTCTTCGATCAACATGTAGATGTTCTCAAGCGGCACGCCGTCCAGAGCGTAGGTTAGCGAGCGGAAGGAGCGCCAGCGCGCCGAGAGCTGCCGAGCCTGGCTGACGGGGGTGCCGCTGATCGTCGTGGTCTGGAGGCGCTTCGCCTTCTTGAGCACCTGGTACATGCTTTTTTGCGTCTCGTCAAAGATCCCCGAAGCGAGGCCGGTGGCCTTTCCGGGGTCAATCGCGAAGACGGCGATCAAGAGAGCAACCAGGCCCCGATTGCGAGACCGAACAGGAGACCGGCCAGCAACGCAACAATCGCCCAGAGGAAGAGAACGTCGATCCTCAATTCGGACGAATCCAGTCTGTGCCGGCACCGTCCGGCTGTGCGTAGGCGTGGGTGACGGGGCCAGGCGGGAACAGTAGCGGCTTGCCGTACTGCCAGGAGCCGACCTCTTCGGGCGATATGCGCTCGGGCGGCTCACCAAAGATCAAGAGGTAGCGCGGGTCGCTCGGGTGTGACAACTCTATGACGATCATCCGGCTACCTCTAGCGGCTTGTCGAGAACGACGACCTGCCTGGCTGAGTCGTCCTGGCTGTAGATCGCGTCGTACTCAAAGATCCCGGCGTGGTAGCGAACCTGGATGTTCCCGAGTAGCAGCCGGGTTGCATCGACAACTATGAGAAGTTCACCTTCCTCCTCGTTGTCGAGTGCGACTACTTGATCTCCGGGCCGGAGGTCTTTGATAGATTTTAGCGTGAGGATGTTCATTTGTACCTCAGCGAGGCGTCGTCCGGGATCTTGTCGGGGTTGATCGTGCCCCAGCTGTCGGTCGCGTCGGTCGGATAGTCGAACCAGGACGCAGGATCGGCTCCGCGCTGCTCCCGGTGCCCGCAACGGTAGCAAATGCTAGCGCCGTCGGACGTGGCGATCTGGGATCCGCCCTGTTCGTTGTGCCAGCGGTGCCCTCGGACTAGGCAAATGATGTTAGGGATGTTAGGAATCTTCACTGGTACATCTCCTCTGCTTCTACGTCGGGGTCGATACCGTAGTCGATTGAGGCCTGCCCGATCATGTAGATCCGCGTGAGGCAGAACTCGCATTCGTACTTGTCCCCGCAGTCGTGCTCTCGTACCTGGGCTATGAGCGGGCCGTAGTGCTTGAAGTAGAGCTTCTTGCGTGTCTTGTAGGGTAGTAATCGGGTGAGGATCAAAAGTTCAGCCCCCGCTCCTCAAATGCGATCTTCTTCTCGACCCGTTCCTGAAGGACTTTGAGCGCCGTGAGGAGCTTCATCGTCTCCTCGACTAGGTTGTCGTCTTCTACAACCTGGTAGCGGCCGGGTATCTCCTGCCGCGATGTACTCGTCTCTATTGCTAGGATTGTACTCATGTTTAGCTCCCGTGGGTGTGTGGTGTGTGGCGGTGTTCAAATGGTTTTCGAGCTAGGGGTATTCTAACGTGTTCGGAGTTGGCGCGAAAAGTGAACCGTTAGCGGGGCTTTCGCGCGCTGCGCTTCGGTGTGGTGTTGGATTTCTTAGGGGTGCGGCGGGGTGTGGGGTTGGGTAGATCTACTGTGGCGCGGTAGTCGTTCGACTTGACCAGATTCCCGAACAGCCCCTTGTGCCTGCCGGCCTTGTCGCCGTTGCGCCAGATCCCCAGGGCGAACTTCTCCAGCGTTGCTTTGTCGTAGTCCCTTGTTAGGGGGAACCGCTCGAAGAACTCCTCAGTTGTGCAGGTGAGGGTGAGAACCTTTGTGTGGACGACGGTGATGGTGCCCATTTTCCCTCCTGTGGCGTGTTAGGTTGTTAAGTGGGTTAGTATAGCTGGTCTCGCCCTCCCGCGCGGGCGGAGCTGCTGCAGCGTGCGCTGTGTGTGTCGCGATGACGCGTACACGCGCGGATACGACCCCTGACTCTATGGAGATTAGTAGCGTACGCGCGATCACGAGGAAAATGTGCATGAGTCAGTCTGTTCTACGTCCGGCCGGGAGCGCGGGCGCGTAGGGTAGAGGGGAAGTGGGCAGTTGAGCAGAGTTTTAGTGGAGTTGCTTTTCGTTTTTCGGCGGTTCGGGGCGTGTGGGTTTCGGGGTAAAAGTTGTGCGGCAGATTCTGGGATGAGTTGAAAATTTTTTCGGGGTGTCGTGTGGAGTTGTGCTCGGGGTTTGTGACTGGTTTTCCTTGCACGGGGGCCGCACCGCAACTTAGGAGTCCCGCAACGCAACGCAGCGCATCCGTACGGGACCAAAGAAAAGGCCCGCGTAGCGGGCCTTTCCTTCGGTTCGTCGCGGGCTAGTCGTTCGGCCCGTTTTCGAGACCGTAACGGCGGCCGAGACCAACGTAGGTCGGTTCGTAGCCCGCCTTCGCGGCGAGGTCCCGAGCGCGAGTCTCCGGGATCCCGAGGTAGATCGCGATTCGGGACCAACGGACGTTCGCCTTCCGCGCCGAGCGAATCGCCGCGCCGAGACGCGTCGTCTTCGGCGTCCCGTCCTTCGCGAAGAGGGACGGAGCGATTTCGGCCGCGATACCTAGCTCTACTTCGGCCGCGTAGTACTTCGGAGCGAGCGAGCGGAGACCGTTCGCCCTTTCGTACCCGACTAGCGTCTCGCCGCGCTTTACCGCCGCGCGAACCGCCGCGTAGCTTCCGGGATCCTTCGACATTTTCCTACCTCCTACTCCGGGGTTCGGCCCCGTCCGTCGCGCGGCTTTTCGCTCGCCGCGCTAGCTAGAGCGTATCGACGATCCGGGCCGACCGCTACCCCCCGAAAGGGGGATCTTTACAAATAGTGGCCTTACCTGTTTCGAATAGAGTTGGGACGACTTGCGATGGGGGCGATTTACGATGGGTAATTGGGTTGAGCAGTAAGCTACACTCGGCGGCCCCCGCGATGCGATGCGTTGGCCCCGTCAGGGCGCGCGTGCGCGATGGGTTGCGTTGCGATGCCGGCCTCGCCGGCACCCCGGCCCCCGGCAACTCATCTCATCTCAGGCCATCGTAAGCCCATCGCAACCCAATTTTCACGCCCTCCGCGCCCACTAGGGCAGCCAACTCATCTCAACGCATCGTAAGCACGAAAATCGGGCAACTCAACCCATAAAAAGAATCGGATTACGCTGGATCAACTCATTTCAACTTTCAGGCCGAAAAACCATCGGATTACGCTGGTCTTTGGCCAACTTTCTGGCGGCAAAACAGGTCAAGCTAAGTTACAAAAAACGGCCCCCTGCAACTCAACTTTTCCACGAAAAACTTTGTGCACGGGGCATTTCATCGCAAAGCAACGCAGAAACACGGGTTTATGCCCCCATTTATGCCCCCATTTCGCCATCAAACCTACACACAATTCGACACGCTCAATTCCACTTCCCACAACCCAGTGCCGATTACCAGGGGTTTTCAATCCCCGGTCTGCACAACCCACCCCAGCGTAAGCTACGAACCCCCTCAATCGACCCGAAAATCCCCTCCAACTACCCGAAATCCTGAATCAACTCGACACGGCCCCTATCGTCCCTACCCCCGAACCCCCGAACCCCCTACTTGATAATACCTCTCCGGCTTTGTGTAAGGCCCGTACATCGCCTAGAATCCCCTTAAACCGCCCTAGCTACCCCGAACCCCCGAAACCGCCTTAGAACGCCTTGCACATCTTCCAACTACCCGTTTTCCCTCTTTGCATCGTAAAAAAAAGTTCGCTAATAGCGGGAAAAGAAAAAACCCGCTATTTCCGTACTTTTATCAACTATCAACAGTTGTGAGACGTTACGCTTCTAGCGGAGCTAGAAGCGCGGTTGTCGAAGGCGCGGACGGCTTCGCCGCTAGCTCCCTCCGATTCGCGAGCTAGCGGGAGGGAGCGCCCCTCGGAGCAACGCCGGAAACGGACGGAGCCGAGGGAAGCGGGCCTCAACGGGCCTCCCTCGCGAGTCGAGGGCAACCCGTCCGGAAGGCCGGAGCGCCGACCCGAAGCAACTTAACAATCGGGAACGCGACTACCGGAACCCCCGAGGCGGTTGGAACGGAGCGGGACGCTAGCCTTTAGGCCGATCAAGAGCCGACCGGATAGACGCGAAACTACGGGGACATCTCCGCAAGTTCGCGCCGGGATCGGTAGCTTGAAAGGAGGCCGGGCGGCGATACCGACGGGATCAAGAGTAATTCGGCAACGATCTCGGGCTATAACTAGGGGCCGCAATAGCCCTTCCCGACGACCGAATCGGGACGGAGACCAAGTTACGAGCATAGTCCGTAACGCGACCGAAAATCATCGGGCGACCGGGGCCGACCGTTAGTAGAGCGGAACGCCTTACCGCAACCGAACGCCTCAACCGGAGAGACTTACTCCAATCCGGGGATTCCGGCAAGTAGGGAACGAAAAAGTCAATCGAGAGGATTACGGCGAACGTTGTAAAGCTTTTCATCACGAAGTCTTCGTTAAAATGGTACCCCCTCCTAATGGCTACCGGACGCCCGATGCGAGCTAGAAATGGCCGTCGGGCGCTCCGGTAGGGGCCGCGCCGCCAATAAGCGTCTGATCAACGTAGCCGCGCGACCCCTATCGGAGCGCGAGTCGCCCCAAAGCCGTTTCTACAAGGAGGGTACAAAATGAGCGGATCTCAACGCCGCAAGGCGCGGAAAGCTCGCGGAGGCAAGAAGCTCGTCCACAACGGACGCGCAACCGCCGCCGCGCGCTTCGCCGTCCCGCACAAGGAACAACTCCAATTCGGCCCGCCGAGGCGGATTCAACAGACCGACCGCAACAACGTCCCCGACAATCCGACATGCGGAGCGCACATCCCGGATCCGGAGACCGGCGAGTTGGAGATCGTCTACCTCAAGAAGCGCCGAGGCAAGACCACCGCATCCGGCCCCGCCGGATCGTTCTACCAGCTCCGGATCATCACTTCCCCCAAGTGCAACGAAAAGGCGATCATGACGAAGAGCATCGACGGCCTACGGGTTCATCGTTGCCCGAAACACAAGTTCTCGGACGAGTAGCGGGTCATCCCCCGAAAGGGGGATGCTCCCGGTAATCATCCGATTGCCGAACACAAGGAGGGTACTCATGGCGAGTTGGTACGATTCGTCCCGAATGACGCACGCCGAGATGATGATGCTCGACGCGCCGAAGCCCAGGACATCGTTCATCAAGCGAGTCTTGCTCGCGCTCGGCTTCAACGCCTAGATGCAGCGGTTGCCTTCCCGCAGCTAAGTACAACGGGAAGGCTCCCCGGTGCATCCCGCACCGAGCCATCTTCAACAGGAGGGTACAACATGCGACCTTGGTATGATGACAAGGAAGAGGAGACATTCGATTGGAAAGTCGAGTCTCTCCAGCGCGGCGGGATCAACCCGCTCGTCGCAGTCACCTCAGCCAACGAGGTCGATCTAAGCTTGTTCCGGAAGCTCGTCAAGAACGGTTGTCCGGCCATGCTCGCAGTCCAGATCGCGACGTGATGTCATGTCGCTAAAGGACAAAGTCGATCTCGCGCTCAAGATCTGGAAGCTGACGGGGAAGCAGCCCAACCTTTCCCAGCTCTAGCATGACGACTAGAAGATCGGGCGAATAACATCGCCCGGTCTTGTAGCCGCAACAAAACAACGAAAAAGGAGGGTACATGCCTATGCATTCCGACGAATGCTTCTCGCTGGACTACGATCTCAACGACATCGAGGTCGGTTCGCGTGTCGCATCCATCCCGGATTCGAAGTACGGAACGGTCATGGCACCGGACGGCAGCGAAGTTGGCGACGCGATCCCGGTGAAGTGGGATAACGGCGACGACATCTACCACGTCATCCCGGACAGCATCGCCGTCATACTTCCCGCATAGCGAAGCTGCGGTGTCCGTTCGCTCAACTAAGTTACAGCGAACGGCACCCGGAGCATCGCTCCAAACACACACCACAAGGAGGGTACTCATGAGCAAGAAGCAGCGCCGCCGGAACGAGAAGGCCCGCCGGCACAACAGGCCCGCCCCGCAGGTCACGGTCGAGACGGTCATCGAGCCGCAGACCCGCGCCTGGTTCAACCGGCTCATCGACATCATCCATTCGCGCTAGCTGCGCGGTTGGCTCCCCTTAACTACAACAGGGAGCCTTCCGGACATCTAGTCCGCATACCACAAGGAGGGTACATCATGGCAAGGAAAGTCTATCTCCATCGCTTCGTTGTCGAGGGCGACGGCGAGTTCCCGTTCGACATGCTTCGCTCGGACGCCTGTTGGCCCGCCAGCAACGCAGGCGGCGACAACGTCATCAACCTCGCGCCGCACCACCGCAGCGAGCGGCTCAAGGAGAAGCGCCAGGTCACGCTCTGCTCATACTCCGAGCCGACCGAAGGGCGCTGGCGCTCATTCGGCTGGCCTGTCGTCGAGAGCAAGCGCGAGCACGCCATCAACGACTGAACCACCGTTGCTGCCCGTAACAGGGCAGCTTCGGGGGATCAGCCCCATTTACCAACAGGAGGGTACTCATGAAATGGCATAAGTGGCCGGAGGCGGTCTACACCATCAACTACTCAAGACATGGTCTGCCCAAGAAGGGCGAGGAGGCCGTCATAAGCCTCTTGGTCGATGCTCACACCTTCATGGAGGTCGAGGACTTCGCCCAGGACAGCGTCCCGGACGGCTGGGAGATCACCAGCATCGAGAAGGCGTACAACGACTACGCGAAGATGTTCGGCGGCGACGACGGGAAGTGGATCGACATTCAGCTCACCCCGAAGAAGCCTGCCAACATCATCTACGGCGACATCGACCAGAAGATCTCATACAACCGTCAGGTGGTCGAGGCGCGCAACCGCTTGAAGGTCGAGATCAGCTCCATCATCAACACCAAAGCCGCATGATCCGCTTCGGCTGGAAGTGGTAAGAACGCAGCGGTGTCCATCCTACATAAGGATGGCACCCGGTGTGTTCCCACGCCAAAGTACAAAAGGAGGGTATCGATGTTGACTGTAGATGAAGCTCACGAGCTTCATCAGCGCGTCTACGACGGTGGAACGCTCACCGACGAAGAGGCGGCTGATGTGTCTCGGTGGATCTTGAGCCTCGTTCCCAACGAGGCAAGCTTCACCGAGTTCATGCTGGCGCTTTTCCTGTCCAGGTACGTTAAGGACGGGCTGCCGGCATGACAGCGGTTGGCTCTCCTCGCGGAGAGCCTTGCCGGTGTCATCGCACCAATTACCAAAGGAGGGTACTCATGACGACCATAAAGATCGAGTACATCGATCACGGCGTCAACGGCGAGTATGGCTTCTTCGGCAAGAAGGTTGCCGGAAGCTACGTCGCCGGCAAGACCGACGCCGAGATCGAGGCCGAGATCGCTGAGATGAAAGGCATTCTGGGCGAGCACGTCGAGGCCGTTCACGTCATCGAGATTCCGGCACTGGCGCCCAGAGCGCACAGGCCCGGCCCATGCGGATGCGCTTGTTGTAATGGCGGATTCTGCGGCGGCTGCGGACATGCCGGTTGCGGCGGACGGTAGCGCGGCTCCCATCCTGCAAGACAACGTAGGATGGGTTCCGGGCAACTGGCCCAAACTAAGCTACAACGGAGGGTACCAATGGCATACGCACATCCGAACTTCAAGACCAAGAAGGCCCTGAAGGAGGCCGTCAAGAACGGCGATCACGTCACCGTTACCGCCAACGGCCTGGAGACGATCCCGCAAGACGGAGAAGTCTCCATCGAAGGCCCGCATTACCCGCAACCCCACGTCTGGTACGCAACAGGCAAGATGGAGAACGGCAAGCTCGTCAGCGTCAGGTAAGCAGTAGCGCGGTGTCCCCATCTAACGATGGGGCATCCGGGCATCTGCCCATGCTAAGCTACGAAGGAGGGTACCAACATGGAGATCGTCAACGATCCCACCAGTCCGACTTGCCTTTGGATAAGTCCGGATGGAGCGATCTACGAGTTCCGCTACACCGTCACGATGACCGAGGCCGAAGGCCCCGAACGGTTGGAGTTCCGGCTGCGCGGCGACGTCATCGACCTCAAGGATCCGGGCGACGAATGGATGACCTGGTCAGACCTGCCGGCCGATCAGGGCGAGCCGCCGAAGGAAGTCATGGAACACTTCCACGGTAAGCTAGTCAAGCAGCCGCAGCCGGTTGTGGTCGGCGGGATGCTCCGACTCCCATCGGTCGAACTGGATGTCTCGGACAGCTCGCCGCGTAAGCAGGGCTTCCACGTCAACTGGGACGGTGAACCTGCGCTGTACGTCACCGTCGAGTTCGTAGAGCAAGGAGAGTGCATCTGGCGAGTCGGAACGATGTCTCTCGATGGTCGAGAGAGCCAGTCGGTAAAGTTCGTCGAACACATGTAGCGCAATCGCGCGGGCGGGGCTGCGTAAGCCCCGACCGGGCAATTTCGCCCACACAAAACCCAAATAGGAGGGTGCCAAAATGGCAGCAATCATCGTTCTCTTCTGGTTCGGCTCATGGGTCGCAGCGATCTGGCTCTCACAGCACATCGCCACGGGCAAGGGCCGGTCGAACGGCTGGGTCTGGGGAGTTCTTCTGGGCTGGATCGGCGTACTCATCTGCGCGCTGCGCAGTCCCGTCAATCAGGTCGCCTCGCTCAGTCCCGCCGAGCAAGAGGTTCGCGAACTGGAGGCGAAGGTTCGCATCAGAGAGCTGAACAAGCAACTCGCCGAGTAGTATGTAGCGGTGTCCATCTCGAAAGGGATGGCACCCGGTGCATAAGCTACTTGCACCGGCCATTAACTACCAAAAGGAGGGTACCGAAATGCCAGCAAAGAACGTCGAGATGACGGTCAGCGGAACGGGCAAGAACAAGAAGCTGACCATCGTGTGCGACATCAGCAAGTCGTTCGGGAAGTCCAAGTCCGGCAGCAGCGAGATGTTCGCGACGACCGCCGGCAACATCGATGTCCCGGACACCGAGCTGAAGCTGGGCCTGAACCTCTACAAGCCCGTCGAATAGCGGATCCTGCGCAACGCCGCCCAACTAAGTTACACCGGGCGGCGCTCGGAGCACCCGCTCCAGAACAAAATAGGAGGGTACCCATGAAACGCAAGGTAGGTAAGCGTCTCAACGGCGAGTCGGTCACGCTGGTTCCGCACCAGATCATCGAGGTCAGTACGTTGCCTCGGTGCAACTTCCAGTGCGACAAGACGGCTGAGTACGACTTCCCCACGGTCTTCGGGTCTTGGGGAAATGGTTGCGAGGAGCACTACAAGGAGTTCCGTGCCAGCCCGAACCTCGGCACCGGACTCGGACAGATGCTGGTCGCATCCTCGACCGTCGAGGTGATCGTCAGTGCCTCTTAGCATGCACAACTTCGGCGAGTATTTCATCATCGAAAGCCCGACGCGAGGCACGTTTCGCGAATGGGACTTCGATGAGGACAAGCCGCGCTTCAGCGCCAGCGGCGCTCGCGACGACGCGGACAAGGCGATGCAGTTCCGTACGCTGGAAGAGGCCGAGAAGATGATGGCCGAGATCAGCGCGAAGGTGCGGACGAACAACTGCTACATCGCCGACGCCCGCTACAGCTTCAACAAGGTCGGCACAACCGAGCACCGCTACCTGGTGCGCGGCTCGTTTTACGGCCCGAACGAAGATGGCGCGGACAAGGACGGCTACATCCGCTTCTGGGATGTCGTCTCGGCCACGTCGCCCGAGCTGGCGAAGCAGATGACCGAGGAAGACTACGGCGACTACAACAACATCGAGGTCGTCAGCATCGCGGACAACAAGAAGCACGAGGAGCACTGGCTCCGAAAGAACAACTGAGCACAGCGGTGTCTGCCCCTCTGCGGTGGGGCAGCACCCGGTGCGCTCGCACCATAGCAAAGGAGGGTATCAGCTGTGATTCACGTTGGCTTCTCGGGCACCCGCCGAGGAATGACCGAACAGCAGATCACGACGGTCAAGATGCTCTTGCGGACATTGCGCAAGGGTAAGTCCTATCTGCACAACGGCATGTGCGAGGATGGCGCGGATAAGCAGATGCTGCGGATCTCTAAGCAGCTCGGCTACGAGACCGTCCCACATCCGGGCGGTGACGCAGAGCAGAACCGTAAGCGCAACCGCGAGATCGTCAAGGTCTCCGACATCGTGGTCACGACACCGTTCGGTCGGAACGAGATGCGGCGCGGCAGCGGCACCTGGATGGTGATCCGCGAGACCCGCAGAGCAGCCAAGCCGCTCTACATCGTCTGGCCCGATGGGTCGCACGATCTCGACTGGTGAATGTTCTGCTGCCCCGACGAGCTTCGGGGCAGGAGCACAGGCTCCATGAACGAACCAAATAGGAGGGTACCAATGAGTAAGCTCAGCGAAGAGATGGATGAGGAGGATTACGCCTCACTCGCCGACGAGATGAACGACGGGCCGCCACACATCGGCCCTTGGAAGGAGTCGGACTGGGACGCAGAAGCCGTTGCCGGCGGGAAGCGTCACGCCGAGAAGCACGGCCTGCCTTGGCCGCCTGATACAGGCGACTACGACAGGTACTACGAGGCCAAGTACGGCACATGAGGGCCTTACATAAGAGCTGGCAGTCGGATCGGCCGATGAAGCGGACGACCCGCCGAGTACGCTGGTACCAGAACACCACGGGCGATGAAGGTCTCTCAGTTCGCCTCAAGTTCGACGACCAGTACGGCGAGATCAACCGCTTCTACACCGACCGAGCAACTGCGACGCGGGTGTACGAAGCCTACATCGCGGGCGAGTTCACCACTTGGGATCTCATGCAAGACTACGATCCCTCGTGCGAGCATGACTACAAGCACGAGCGAAGCGTTCTCGTGTACTGCACCTACTGCAACAAGACCCACGCGGTGAAGCCGTCCGAGAAGCCGTGCACACCAGGGGCCTGGATCGACCCTGCCCCGCTTTCCTGGCCACCACGCCCGTCCTAGCTTCGTCCGTTCAGGCTAGTTGTCTAACCCCGGAGCCTCGGGGGTTGCGCGAATGAACGTAGCGGTGTCCCACACAAAATGTGGGCACCCGGTGCGCTCGCACCTAACCAAGGAGGGTACCAAGAATGCCAGAAGACCTGATAGAATGGGTCGTCGAACGGCTTGATCGAAGCCTCAGGCAGATCACTAACGCCAGTACGGCCGAGGGCTATGTGTTCAACATAGACCAAAGCCACGGTGCTGACGAATGGATGCTCACGGCGAAGCCGAAGCACGGCATCTCCGGTCTCCCCGTTCGTCACTTCGTCATCGAGTTCAGGGAGATGAAGTAATGCCTGTCACAAGGAAGCTCGACTCGATGCCGCTCCGGATCCCCGGCGGCGGCATGTGGCCGGCACAGGATGTCTTCGTCAACTGGCGAGAAATCGACAGCTCCAATGTGAAGAGGATCGGCTGGGATAACGCCGGCAACATGTACGTACAGTACAAGTCCGACGCGATCTATGTGTACTACGGAGTAAGCCGGCAACGAGCAGTCGCTGCCGCCTACTCCACGAGTACGGGCCGCTACATCAACACAAGGATCAGGAACCAGTACGAAGGCCTGAAACTGGGGCCGTATAGATGAGCGATACGACAGTCATCCTGTATACGAAAACCGGCAACCAGGTCGTCGCGACACCCTTCCAGGATCGCGTCGATCACAAGCAGTACAGCGTCGAGATCATCAAGGACGGCGAAGTCATCGACCACTACATACTCATGGGAGATGCTGCGCTCGACTTCATGAAGAAGCGCGAAGGCTGGACGCGCAAGAAACGGTAAGCGCCGTTGAGGAGCTTCAACTAAGCTCCTCTCCGGGGCATACTGCCCATAGCGAAGGAGGGTGTAACGTAGTGCGAAAGCGCATAGCGCCAGTGGATGACAAGAAGCCGAAGACATTCGAGCTGTTCGAGCTGTTCGATCACCGCATCGCGATCCTCGCGGCTTTTGAGGCAGGCGACGACAGCATCGTCATCGAGGGTCGCAAGCTCTATCTCAGCATGACGACGGTCAGCAACGTCGATTACGTCATCGCGAGTGTCGGCCCCGGCCTGGCTCCTTGCGCCAACTTCATCCGCAGTCAGCCCGAGTTCGACCGGGAGATGGAGAGGCGACGCAGCGAGCCGAAAGAACCCAAGAAGAGATGACGTGCGAATCGGGCTGAGAAAGCCCGGTTCGGACTTCATGTCCACTAGCAACTAAAGGAGGGTACCGCATGTCTGAAGACATCCTAAGACGAGTCCGAGGGTTGATCGCCAAGGCGAACGCCACGGAGTTCGAAGCGGAGCGCGAGTCATTCCTCGCCAAGGCCGACCAGTTGATGGAGAAGTATGCCATCGACCAGGCCCTGCTTCTGCTCCATGACGACAAGAAGGCGAAGATCGTAGAACGCCGTGACATGGATGTGTCCTGGTACACGGAGCTGAAGGGCATCGACTACGATGTCCGGCAGAGGATCCACTGGCTCTGGACGTACTGCGTCACGTTCTGCCGCTGCTACACATCCAGCTCCGTCTGGAATCACAAGGAGCTGAAGCAGGCGGTGTACGGCATGCCGTCGGACTTGAGCTATCTGGAACTGCTCTTCACCGACCTCTTCCTTCAGATGTCACTGCGTCTGAAGCCGAAGTTCGATCCGTCACTGTCCCTTGGACACAACGTCTACAACGCCAAGAACGCCGGCATGAAGTACACGGACATCGCCATCTGGGCCGGTCGGCCCGAATGGGTGATCCCGAACGGCACCGGCGGCGTCAAGACGAACGACAAGGGAGCGATGAAGCGTGCCTACGACAGGCATCTCGCCGCGCATCACCCGGACGAGGAACGGATCCGGATGCATCCAACGACCTGGGCGCTGTCGTTCATGGACGGCTACGTCGCCACGATCAAGCGTCGGTTCGATGAGATGCAAGGTCAGCGGCAGGAGTCGTCTAGCAACTCGATGGCCCTGGCCGTTCGTGACATCCGCGAGCAGGCTCGGGAAGCGTTGTTCGATGACTTCCCGGAGCTGCGTCCTCATCCGGACGACTGCCAGTGCGAGCGTTGCTCGGCAGCTCGTAAGCCGGTCAAGGCGAAGCGTCGTGCAACGAGCTACCGCTACGGCCGGAGCATCGACTGGTCGGCTCGCGTTCAAGGCGGCAAGGCCGGAGCAGATGCCCGGATTGTGCCCCAGGGCGAGCAGGTTCGGGGAGACAAGAAAGGCCAGCTGCCGTCATGATCCGCTACCTCGTCATCGCTCTCGGATCACCGGAGATTCCGGCGACTCAGCCAGATGTCGATAACCTGATGGACATTCTCATCAGGACGATCCCGTTCAAGGTAACGCCACTCAGCGAGCGGGTGAGCAATAAGCTCACGACAATGCTGATCGAGGAGCAACTGAGGCCGGAAGGCAGGATGAAGCACCTGGAACCGTGAGGTGCGGACCGCTCCGTAGAAGCGGAGCGGGCCGGACATCACGTCCAATAAAAGGAGGGTACCAATGTATACAGAAGCTGATAGGCTCGGAGCCTGGCTGATCCTGCAGGAAGCAGAGCAGGGTCGGCCGGTCGAGTTCATCGCACAGAACATGGCCAGCCTGATTTCGGTCGGCGGCGGTGATCCGATGGAAGAGCTGACGGCGATGATCGCGAAGATCCTGAACCGTGTCGCCGAGTTGCTACGGGACGACGGCGCTGAGATCTGGCAGCATCTTCAGCCCGGTGGACATCAGGGCGACCATCTTCCGTACCACATCATCAAGATCATTTCGTAAGCAGGCGTCTAGCGGATCGGGCAGACATGCGCTGTCCGGTTCGGTAGCATCCCGCTACTTAGCCAGAAAATAAGGAGGGATACATTGTTCAGCATGAGAGCTGAGCACTATCAAGAAGTTGTCGATAGGCTGAAGCAGGATCCGCTCATCAAAGAGATGGCCGACGAGTTCATCCACGGCCTTGAAGCGCACGACGTCAAGTACGACTGGCTCAACTCGTCCAAGGCGATGTGGGTCTGTAACGAGCAGTTCGACAAGAAGGGCGGAAAGGTCGAGGGATCGCGTCATCTCGGCGCGATTGTCGAAGCGATCCGTCAGCTCGTTAGCGAGACCTGGGCCGAGCACGTTGCCGCCGAGCGCGGCAAGGACGACGGCGAGGCGGCTGCTAGCTGGTGGCTGCCGAATGACGTCGAGGCCGAGCGAGCCAAGGAGCTGCTCCAGAAGATCGACGACGGCGACCCTGAGGTCATGGATCGGATGCCCTACCCGCGCATCTCCGGCGAGATGGCAGACGATTCGACCTGGGAGGACATCCTTGAGCAGGAAGGTCTCGTGACCAGGGAAGGACAGCCGGTCATGGACGTCAGGATGCACTTCCTGGAGGAAGAGGCGTTCGCCAAGTACGAAGAGGCGTTCAACCTCGCGTCGAACGACAGCATCACGAAGCAGCTGAGGGCAATTGCAGGAGTGGAGGAGTAAGTCATCCTCCATAGCGCATCCCGCCAAATACCCTCCGGCTGGGTGCTGCGGGTCTCTGCCCTTCGGGGCATTGGCCCGGAGCTACCGGCTCCAACCGACCAAAGGAGGGGTACAGATTGCAAACTGCGGAGGAAAAGGCTCTCCGAATTGCGAGGTTGATCGGCGACCGACGCCGGGAGGCAACGCAACAGGCCGAGGACTATCGGCAGAAGATCGACGCAGCGACAACGATGCACGAACGCGCAACAGCCAGGCACTACCATGAACACTGGTCAGAGATCCGTGACATGTACGTCAGGCTGGAGAACGATGCGAAGTCGATCCTCGATTCATGAGCGTTTCAACGAATCAGGATCAACTGCTACGAGCGATAGCAGATGCGGCTGCTCGGGACATCAAGGGTGATTTCCCGCACATGAGCACCATGTACGATCTGTACATCGAGAGGCTGAGGCTAAGGCTCTGGGAGAAAACCAGGGACTACACCATCGGCCTGATCGACATGGGCGAATCCTTCCAGGCAGCCTACGTCTGGCTCAACGACCAATGGGAGTTCACAGGTCTCGATCCCGTCGAGGTTCGCGAGATGATCACCAACAAGAGAAGCGCAGGCATCTAGGCATTGCTGCGCCGACTGGAGCCTAACCCGCTCCAGACGGGGCAATAAGGCCCGCAGGACGGAGGGTATCATACGGTGAAAGCCGGGTGATGCCCTAAGCTAAACTAGGAGGTTGCACGATAGCTGTGGATGAGTCAAAGCTCTTTGCCAGTCACACCAAGGACATTGTCCTAGAGGGTTAAGGTAGAAGCAACAGCGAGGCCCTGAGAATATGGCATCCTCCTACCTCGTTTCTCTGCCTGCTCGTCCACACAATTCTGTAGCGGTTGCGTTTCGGAGACGAAACGCTTCCCGGTGCAGAGATGCACTACTAGCATAGCCTACAAAAGGAGGGTGCCAAGTGAAAGTAGACAAGACGGTTAGCGAGATCATCGCACCGTTGCGTGAGAAGCGCAATCAGCTTCAGGAAGAGATCGACCAAATGATGATGCATGTCGCTTCCCTTCGGGAAGAGCAAGCGATCATCGACCGGATCCTGAAGGCTGCGAACGGCACGAGGCCTGGCCCGAAGTCGAAGCAGACCAGCCGGGCCAAGCAGCCGTTGGTCGTCACACCGGCGATCAAGCGTCATGCTGAGACCATCTTAGGTCTCATGAAGGACCGTCCGAAAAAGCCTGACTGGACGGCCCGCGAACTCATCAACGAACTCGGGTTGGCCAATGGAACGGTCAATGCCTCCCTTCGCTACTTGCGGGAGGAAGAGATGATCCGTCCGACCCGAGGCGTACAAGGAGGCGGACACGCCTATGCCCCGTGGAAGTAACAACGGCAGCATCAGCCTACGGATCACGGACTTCAGTGACCGCGAGCTACTCGCCATCGTCAACGATCTTCAGAATCGCGACGGAGAAGTTGACATCCAGAGAGTCGCTGAGACGATCTGGCCGAAGGCGGCGAGCGATGAAGACACGGCCTGGCATGCTCGTCACTGCGTAGCCATCCGCTTCGCGTACATGCGACGGATGGGCGTGATCGACAAGATCGCCGGCAAGACCGGCTTCTGGGAGTTGACGGAGTTCGGTCGCGAGTTCGTTCGCAGTCGTCCAACGTCAGTCCAGAGACGGGCCATCGCCGAGGCGAATGTCGGGCAGGAACTCGAAGTCATGGCGCTCGTCGGAGACCTGTACGAAAAGGTCGATGAAGATGCTGCGACGCTGATGCGTCGCGAGTTCCAGTTCCGGGCATTCCGGAGACGCTGGGGATGATGACGGCAGAGGAGTTCGCCATGTGGTTGGAGCAGAGGCTGCTCGGCAACGAGAAGGCTACTGCGACAGCCGACCTCACGAGTCTCGATCAAGAACTCGTGAATGGAGAACTGCGACCGTGCGTCACCGCGTTCTTCCCTGAAGGGGCCTTCGTCATCTCGGTGAAGAAGGTCTCAATGTAGCGTGCGGTTGGGGGCCAGAAATGGCTCCCCCGCCGGACGCTATCCAGCGTTCTATCAGACCCATAGGAGGGTGCCATATGTCTTGGTTAAGAAGGATCGTGCCAGTGGGCTACGCCACAGCGACCCTGCACCTGAAGGGCACTTCACCGCTTCTCATGAGCAACGGCGAGGTTGATCGCGACTCAGAGTTGTACCGGGCGTACTACTTGCTCGGGCAGAAGCGCAGAAAGTCGCTCGATGACGAAGCTCGTCTGCGTGAACTGGAATGGCAACTGCGGATCTATCTCGATCCTGGGATCGGCCCGTACATTCCGAGCAAGAACGTCAAAGAGTTGCTGCGTTCGGCGGCGACGAAGTGGCGCAAGGGCGAGGAGATCAAGCGATCACTCGTCGTCTGCGAGTACAGGATCCCGTTGCTCTATGACGGCCCTCGCGATCAGAAGTCGCTCTGGGATGAAGGCTATCGCTACACAGCGATGGTCTCCAACGCCGGAGCAGGATCGGGACGAGTGCCTCGCACCCGGCCGAAGTTTGAGCAATGGAACCTCGAAGCCGAGATCGCATATGACCCTGAGGATCTCGATGGAGACTTCCTCGATCTCGTGGTTGAGCGGTCGCAGAAGTATGGCCTGGGCGACTACCGCCCTGAATTCGGCTCATTCCTCGCGCAGCTCACGAACAGCAGGAATCACAAGCCTCCTGCGGAAGGAGATGCCAAGAAGGGTCGAAACCGCACTGAGGAAGATGCTCATGACAATCACCGTCGGAGCATCAAGCATGAAGAAACTGCTCAGGGCTAACCTGGGTGGGGCGGGGCACGTCCAGGCCAGGCGCGGATTGCCTGTGCTGGGCTTGACGTGACCGGCCACGGCAAGGCGCGTCCAGACGTGGCATTGTCAAGGAATGGCAAGGCGGCGCGGGACGTGGTGGGGCAAAGCCGTGCCAGGTGCGGCCGAACGTGTCCTGGCGCGGCGGGGTAAGGCAAGGCTGGACTTGCATTGACTAGGCGCGGCTTGGCGCGGCATGTTTGGCGCGGCACGACCGGCCTCGGTCGGGTTCGGCTCGGTCCGGCTAGGCAGGGCTTAACATGGGATGAAGGCCCAACGAAGAAGTGTACAGGCTACGGCTCAAGCTTCCTAGTTCATCCTTCATCGGCGCGTAATGCGCAGGTCGGGCAGCTTCGGCTGCCCGGTCTGGACATTATGTCCGAACAACCAATAGGAGGGTACCAATGACTACAAGAGAACGTTCGGAGGAACGCTCGCCAGTGCCGGAGCATCTACTGACCGGGCCGCTCGCGACAGAACCTCAGGTGACCTACCTCAACAGCCTGCGCGACGGCAAGGATCTGTCGAAGCTCAGTCCGGAACAACGAGCCTGGCTCGCGGATGTGGACTTCGCCAAGATCCCCAAGAAGCGAGCCGGTGACGTGATCGACACGCTCAAGCCTCTTCCCTGGGCAGCAAGGGACAGCGACAGTGAAGGTAAGCTGCCTGAAGTGGCTGACGGTCGTTACGCAATTCCGAAGCCCGATGGGACGCTGATGTTCTACAGCGTCAAGAAGGGCACGTACACGACCTTCGTGGATGTCTGGGCGTCGGATGCTCGTTGGCCGATCAAGGCGAAGCCCGAGAAGGCTCGCATCCTGACAGCGATCAAGAACGATCCCGATGCCGGCCCCCGCTTCGGTCGCGAGATCGGTCGCTGCTACGTTTGCGGCCGCACGTTGACGGACGAACTGTCTAGGCAGCTCGGCATCGGCCCGGTCTGCCGGGACAAGTGATGAGAGTCGTCGGCGTACAAACGTTGACGGAGCGGATGCAGACCCTGGCATATGTCGAGGTCGAATGCGGAGTCGATCACTCTTCGATTTGGATTCCTGGTCACGGAAATGCCTGTCGGTATGCCCGTGGCTACGTGGAGTTCAAGAAGAGTGGCATTCGTGTTCGTGGGCACGATTGCCACTGGTGCAACGGCTTCTGGCTCATGAAGGCTACGACGCCGAAAGAGCAACAGATCTGCGACAATTGTCACGGACCCGCGAGAACCACCGGTCAAGAAAGTTGTTGGCCAGATCTTCTGATGGTCGATGACTTCGTGGATCCACTCTGGAAAGAGGAATGGCGTGAGTGACCTGCCTGGGGCGCTGAGTAAGCGCCCTGGGGAGTTCAATTCCGAACTCCATATAAGCCCTATCAAGGAGGGTGCCATGATCAAGGTCAAGGAGCTAGTGCTCCGCTACGGCTTGTTCGATGTCGTTCGCGACCACTATGTGCAGAACTGCGTCGTTGTCCGCAAGGACAACGTTCTGTACTTCCGCACAGATGTCATGGACGATGACGTCTACCAGATCTACGACACCGTCAGCGGCAGCGACGAGTGGCACTGCGGCGTCAATCGGTTCCAGCGCATCGTCGAGCGGCTGTCCAAGATGGAGGGCGGCGACGAGCCCAAGGACGAAGTGCCGGCCAACGGTCGCGGCGACTTCACCGTGGAGCGCAGCGACACGGATGAGAGCTACGACATCAGGTACAGCGCTCCTTGCGGCGACGGGGCCTATGCCAAGTTGACGGATCTTCGCCAGATCGCTCAGGAGTTCTGCGATCCGGTGCAGGAGTCTGCTACAGGAGTCTGATGCTCGACAGCTAGCGGTTGGGGCGCAGAGATGCGCCCCTTCCCGGTAGCTATCCAGCTATCATACCAAAAGGAGGGTGCCATATGGAATTTCCGACTGAGTATCGGCTTCCGAACGTCAATTCATACGAGAAGAAGCTTCTCGATGACTTGCGACACAGCAAGGGAATTGATCGAGAGAACCAGACCGTCATCTCGGCGGCGCGAAGCCTCGCGCGCAAGGGATACTTGGAAGTCATCTGGAACGAGGATGGCACGCCAAGCCTGCTCCAGATCACGCTCGTCGGCATGAACTTCGTCCAGCCGTTCACGAAACCCCAATCAGAACCAACGATGAGGGTGATCGTGGTGCATGACAACGGTGACGAGGCTCCCTACGACGCGCGAGAGATCCGCACCAACGAGACATTCGTCATCGAGCAGGCATATGACGTTGGCGAGATCTCTCTTCGGCCTGTTCCCAGAGGCGAGTGATGTTCGAAGACGACACTCGCAACCCGTTCATGCCCGGCGACGATCTGCCTAAGCCGAATCCGGGCGATGTCCTCGTCATCCGACGAATGGAGATCAATGCTGAGACGCCCGACCGCATACGAGTGGTCAGAGTTCATGACACGTTGGCGGAATCGTGGGATCCCGTTGGCGAGTGTGCGTGGATGCAACACGACATCAACGACATCGCCGGATTCAAGGGACACTGGTACGCGATCTGCGAAGCGGACGGAGACGAATGGTACGCTGCCTCCTATGAGGTAGCGGCCATCGAGAAGGCAGATCCGGTCGAATACCTGAACCAGGAGGAGCTTCAATGATCATCGCTGCGACTCTCTGGACGTTCTTGGGGATCTTTGTCGGCGTCGGCTTTGCAGCATTGTCAGTCGCTTGGATCTCCTATCTGGTGTATCTCGCCTCGCAACAAATGCAGGTCGAGATGAACCTGCCGGCATTCCTGCCGTGGAGCGAAGCCTCGAAGTTGCGCAGGACGCGAATCCAGCGGAGGATGGCAGAGGAGCAGATCAAGCTCTGGGAAGCGAAGCACAGTGCCAAGCAGCAGGAGATGATCTACGGCGACCTAGAAGAGGCACAGATCATCGAGTACAGGAAGCGTGCGCACGAGCGCGGCTTGCCGGAACCGGAAGCAGAAGCTGAGTAATGCTCTGCCGCCCTGACTAGACTCAGGGCGGGAGCGCAAGGCTCCGTAAGCAACACAGAGGAGGGTACCCTGAGACGTTTTCGTATCTACTACCAAGGCGGAAAGCGCCAGAGAGTTGTCGCAATCCGACAGGGCGAGAACATGAAGGATGCACTGCTTCGCTACTATGAAGAGGTCCTGAAGCCGAAGGGCTACAGCGACCCGATCATCAAGGGGTCAGTCATCTCTCTTGCTCGCGACGGCAACGTGTTCGTCTTCAGTGCAGAGGATGCATGATGACTAGAGAGCACATCATCCAGATAGTCGAACGCGATGATCCCCAATCGGGGAAGCAGTACAGAGTGATCTGCTCTTGCGGCTGGATCACGCCTTGGTACAACTACAGAGCGACTGCAGAAGCGGAGGCCCAGGATCATGTCTAGTCCGGACAACCTCACAGTCATTCGCGAGTTCATGCGGGCGCTCACCGAAGATCTCAAGGAGCTAGTCGAGAATCCAGAGATCATAGATGAGTGGACGCCCGCGCAGAAAGCGTGGATGATGGAGCATCTGGAGCTGAACCTGGAGGAGATGAAAGATCTCCAGGATAAGATCCACAGCTTGCTGGAGCAGCGCGGATACAAGCGAGACGGCCAGTAATGGTCGTCTCATCGAGTGGCGGCGTGCCCCAACCCCCCGTTCAGCACGTCGCCACTCGATGAGGCGTAACACCCGCCTCGCATTAGCCAAAGGAGGATAGATGGCCAAGACCAAATCTCGTCCTGTTCGCTGGGGCGAGGCTGCTGAGAAGGCACGTAACGCCATGAACGAAGTCTCATCGGCTGGCGACGCACTCTCCGAGGCTCTTCAAGAGCTGAGAGAGATCCAGAGCGAGTACGAAGACTGGCGCGACAACCTGCCGGAGAACCTTCAACAGTCGGCGCTCGGCGAGAAGCTCAACGAGATCATCGACAACATCGACATCGAGAGCATCGCCGAGGATCCGCTGGAGAACTGGTCGGAAGTCGAGACCGCCATCGACGCTGCCGAGGGCGCGGAATTGCCGCTCGGCTTCGGCAGGGACTGATGAAGCATCGGACGAACATCATCGTCACGAAGCTCATGGGCACTTGGTATCAAGCCGAGTGCTCGTGCGGCTGGCTTTCGCCACAGAGCCGAACCAACAAGGTCGAGGCGGAACGAGATGCAAGAGCCCATCGCGAAGGGAGAACGAAGTGAATTCAGACATCGAGGATGAAGAACTCGTCATCCAGAAACTGGAAGAGGCCGGGTTTGATCGGGCAGATCTGCCTGGCCCTGGCGACCTCCATGACGCGATCTGGGAGGCCGGTTTCGAACTGAAGCCGCAAGAGACAACGGACTGAGCTTCGCTGCGAAATGGCAGGAAGGTGCTTGTTACCAGGCCTTTCTGCCATATCGGAGCGCAACAGCTCCTGGCCTAGCGTTTAGCTGGGAAATCAGCTATGATCGCTGGTCAAGATACATCTACCAGAAGGAGGGAGCAACCATGCCCCGCACCAGGAAGGCTGTGGCGGCCAAGCGCGGATCTGCCAAGCGGGCAGCCGCCAAGCAGGAGACCGCGAAGCCGGCAGGTCGTCGTTCCAAGTACGACATCAACCAGCGCGACGTGGACAAGCTGCAGAAGCAGGGTCACACGCTGGAGTCGGCGGCGGAAGAGTTGGGAGTCTCGGCTTCCAGTCTCAGCAAGCCGTACTACCAGTCCGAGGTCAACAACGACCCCGAACTGGAGATCTCCGGAACGCCGAAGCAAGTCGCCAAGAAGATCGTCGCATTCCGCGACGAGGGCATCCGCTGGATCCGGCTCTCCGTCTACTCGGGCAAGTCGATCGCAGAGGTCAAGCGGATCTACAGCGAGGAGACCGGCATCGACGCAAGCGAGACCTGGACAGGTCGCGGTCGGCCCCCGGCTGGCATGACCATCGCAGAGGCTCGCGAAATGGCCGGCATCGAGGACAACGGTGACGAGCC